TCCTTATAAAACTGGAAGCCGAAAAGGACGATGAGCATACCGAAGAGATTGGCAAAGGCAAAGCCTGCAAACTGAGGTATACTGATATGCTGACGAAGTAATTTCCAAACCAAATTCATAATCTACTGTATTTACTAACGTTTTAGCGTTTCTTTCAAAACAATTTATAAACTTTATAATAATTAAATTTTACTTCTAAACTTTATACACCTTATTTATATACATTATATTCTGCCTGTATATGATGAACTGTCCCATCCTTATCCTTGCATTTGGCATCAAGAACAGCCTCACATTTCCAGGTATCATCTTGCTTTATATAGAGGTAGCTTCCTTCAAGAATAGCATCACCAAACCATTCATGTTCTTCTTGCTTTTCTTCCTTAGAATCCTCCACCTCATTACTCAGGTTCAATCTAATCAAGCATCCATATTCTTTCTTAGACAAATCCACCTTTTCATTATACTTGAAGTTATCTGCCCAAACATTAAGAACACCATGGCTTCTCTCATTTATTACCTTACAAGAAAAAGGAGTTGATGGAAAATCAACAAAACTCCAGTAATCATACTGAGCCTCATCATAAGTAAAAGAATAATGAGCAAAAGGCACATTCTGCCAATTCTCTGTTGGCAAATAGTCCTCTCTCGGCATCTCACCTGCATAGTTTACTTTCAGATTATGCTCATAGCCATTGCCACCAGAATAAACTAAATCAATTATCAAATCTATACGATTCCCTTTTCTGGTCAGTTTATAATAGCTACCAGCCTTAACCCTAGAACTTCCTCCATCAATACTTGATGAAAGTTGACCATCTTTAATTTGTATCTCTGTTGAATATTTATTCGTAGTTAAATCTACTTTTTCACCATAAAGATAATTTTTACAGCTCAAAGAAAGAACTTTATTAGGATTTTCAGAATCCTCTAAAGCTAAATCTATATAGAAATCCTTATCGTTAGAAGGTGAAGAGCTTACAACTGGTATATCCATAAGATAACTAACATTGTATGCCGTATTATCCCACACAACGGCTTTTCCCTTCGTCCCTCCGTCTATAGCCTTATCATCAGAAAATGATTCCTTGCTACAAGAAGAAAAGAGACCGAGCGAAAAAACAAATAACAACACAGATGCTACAGCTAGAACTGGAGACAAAAACAATCCTAGTTTATATAGCAACATAAAGAACTTAAAAAATATTGTTTTCATACGAACAAACCTTTTTATAATTATTTTAAAATCATTTTTTTCCACACCATCCACACAAAGTTTTTCCTTGGTCAATGGCATTTGTTTCATCTGTCCTTGTTATCTTGCCTGTAGTTCTCTTAAGAGCTGGGCAATTTCTATCCTTGTGGTATCGCTTGGACCCAGGACTATCTGATATATAATAGTCGCCTTCATCAACAGCTCTTATCGAATGAGAGACCTTCCACTTTGCATTTGTATAGCCAGCACTGTAAGTAAAAACCAAAGACACTAAAGCCACCAGCACGAAAATGAACGCAACTAAGACTTTACGAACAAACCTAGGCTGCCTAGAAGTAACTTCTTGTTTGGAATGACTGCTAGAAAGTAATTGGAAAACTATCTTTTTGGCATCCAAAACAGTATTTATTTCTTCCACATCAGTCCAAAATGCTAAAGACACATCTACACCAGTTTCAAACTTGTTATAATAAATCCAAATAGAGGTAACGCCATTGTCTAAGCTACGATTAACAAATCCCTCATCATTACTAACCGCATGCTTGTCCCAGAATCCCCCTATTGCACCATTTAAGAACTCATCCAAATACATATTAAGTTCTTTATAAGCAAACTTACCGATAAAATTCGAGCAATTTGATTTAGAGAAGTCAAAGCCTATTAAACGTTCAGTATTATTTATTGATAAAATCAAATCATAACGAGTTGAACGATTTCTGAATTGTACATAATTAGGAACTATCAAATTATATCCTGGTTTATGGTCATTACTGTGCCTAGAATAGTTCAACTCTTTGAAAGTTAAGATTTCAATTACTGCATCAGCTGACATGCCTATAGAGAAATCTTTAAACTGCACATTTCCATTAGACAACAATAACAAATCCATATCTCTACATTTTAATTATCCCACATTTGCCATTCTTCTTGCTGGAAGACCTTGAAGTTCTCTGAGTAGTTTATTTTCTGCCCTCAGCTCAATTAGTTCTTTCTCCATATCAGATTGGCTCATAGCCTCTGACCCAACATTGGAAGAAGTACCATTGATAAGCTCTGATGGCTTTACACATAGAGCCTCCGCCATTTTCTCCACCATACTTAGGGACACATCACCACCTTCCATTATGTTAGCAAGCTCAGAACGTGTCAATTCTACCTTTGAAGCAAATTCAATATTGCCAAGTCCCTTTTCGTTTATCAAAGACTGCAACTTGGTAGAATTAAACAAAGAAGTCTTCTTTGGTGAGAGATTGGCATAAAGCTCAAAGAAATTGTAATCAAGAGCCTTGCTTATCTCCATCAACTTAGCAGTATCTAGCGATTCTTTACTAAATACCACCTTATTTACATTCTGCTGAGCGATGCCAAGTCTTCTAGCTAACTCAGACTTAGAAATACCTAGCTCATTAACTCTTTGCTCAATAGCTAGTCCGATGTTTACATTAAGTTCGTTCATAAATCCTATTTTATTTACTATTTGTGCTAACAAACATAAAATAGTATTTAACTAACTTAATAATTAAATACATTTGTATGTAGTTACATTTATTTTTATTACTTTTGCACCGTAAAGTTAGTAAATAAATAAATAAGTACCAAATAAAATTGAAGAAAAATGAAGAATGAAGATAAAAAAGTTCCCGATGCGCCTAAAAGGTTATGGGTTTTTCCATATCATTTAGACCGGTTAGGAGGCCTAGTATATGCAAATGGGCATTCCTATGAAGAATATTGGGAAGGGCATGAATATCCAAAGAATTTGGATAAAGATGTGGAATACGTCAGCCTCAGCCAATCTTGGCATAAGGCAAAGGAAGTTCCAGAAAATTTGCACACCTTTATCATTGGTGTTTCCAAAGACTTCACTCATCCGGTTCTTATAAACTTAGAACAAAAATGTCGGCATAAGTTTTATGGTGCTTTCAACATAAGCGATAAGAAGATATGGAACCAAATTATCCGCAAAGATTTTCGCTTCGCTTATTGGGCTTACATCAAGGACTTAGTTCCTACCATAGAGGAAGGAGGCACAAAATGAAAAAGATAATGTTCAATGACCAGTACGGTCTCACCCAAGCTGTTCTGGAAGGTCGCAAGACTCAGACCAGAAGAATCGCATACCAAGAGCCTTTCAAGTATTACTTCAACTGAGGTTTCTGCATGGAAGGAAAAGACAAGGGCAAGCTCACCATCAATGATGGCAATGAGATAGTGGCGAAGTCACATTATAAAATCGGTGAAGTCGTGGCAGTCGCACAGAGTTACAGCCACATTCCGTGTGCAGAAGAAACGGAAGAAACATTTAATGAGGAAGTTGCATCCGCAGGATGGGGCAACAAGATGTTTGTAAAGGCTAGTTTGATGCCTCATCAAATCAAGATTATCAACATCCGTATAGAGCGACTACAGGAAATCAGCACCGATGACTGCATGAAGGAAGGAATTTTCTGTAGCCACATCGATGGTATTGACGATGCTTTTTCATACGATGCCACAAATGATAGTTTTAAGAAGAAATGGTGGTACAAAACTCCTATCGAAGCATACAAGATGCTCAGCTGTAAGCTCCACCTCCATTGGGGCAACAATCCTCTCGTCTTCGTTTACGATTTCGAACTAGTTAAATAATAATTCATCATAAATATGAAAGAAGAAACATTACCACTCAGACCTCAGATTAGGGAACTGGCGTTAGGTCAAGCCATCGACTTCCCTATCAAGAGAATGCTATCGGTCAAGAGTAGTTGCACCGACCTCGGTGCCATCTACAGCCGAAAGTTCAAGACCAAGCTCAACCGTGAGCAAGGAGTTATCACAGTTACAAGAATCAAATAAAACAAAATAGTCATGAACCAAACAGTACAAATCCAGTTCGCTGACAAGATGGTCTCGTTCGACACATTCCTATCAGCCATACGCAATGTAGTCCAGGAAGAAATTTCCAAGGCTGTAGGCAAGCGACCATTCATCACCCAAGCCAAGGCATTCGATACCTTCGGCAGACGCAATGTAGAGCGATGGGTGAAGGAAGGCAAGGTCAAGGTCTTCGGGCGTGGCAAGAACGGCAAGATTACTCGCTACGAATACCGACTGTCCGAGCTGGAAGCCTGTGCCTGTAAAGTTCAAGACTATCTACATCCCACATAGGTAATTTTACTTTTAGAGAATAGACATAAGCTAACATTGCAAACAAGAAAAGCTCGCTGTGAAGCGAAACTTATCGTTGAAACATTCAAAAGGTGCCTGGGCAAATATCCCTGCGAAAACAGCTTTTCATCATTAAAAATCTGATAAGTACAAATCCTACTCAGGCACCTTTCTTTACACGGTCGGCATTGCAATCTTGCATGTAGCCTAGCCCATCGGGGGCGATGTTCATAACAAACGATTGATTGTTTAAATGCTTTTTTACTAGGTTCACCATGATTTCTGCGAAAAAGAACTAAGCAGATAGGCACAAGGGTTCGACTCCCTAACCGACCACCATTACAAACAATATAAAACGATAAAGTTATGAAAACAATTAAGATTATCTTCTGCATTGCCATCTGGCTAGTCCTTGGATGGCTCTGCCTCAGTAAAATCTCACAGGGCATCCACGATGAGAATCTGATTTCTCAGATGCCTCAGCGTACCTACGATGAGATAGTCGATACGCTCACCTCTCGTAATGGCTTCCAGCCTACAGAGCATCAGATAGTAACCTACTATTATGAGCGATTCAAGAAGTAAGAGCACCTATGCAGCTCGCAAGTGCCTCCTCTGCCCAAATGGGCGTAACTGCATCAATGGCAAGTATTGTCTTAAATACAAGATGTACGTGCAGCATCAGGAGAAACTTCTATGTGAATAACTTTTTAAACTAAATAATATGGAACAGAATAACAAACAGACGATGCCATGTTTCGAACTTGGCAACCTTTACGTCTTCAAAGAAGAAGACGAGGATGGAGAGTTGACCATTATAGGCAAACTCATCGCCAAGAACGAGAGCCAAGACACATTGACATTTGGCAATCAGTATGAGATTGAGACAGAGAACTTCGTTACAGACCAGGCATTTGACCTTCGCATAAGTACAAACAAGGAACTGCGAGAAGCGACAGAGGATGAAGCCATCTTGTTTCAAAATGCTTTCACTCTCTGGAAGAAGAGCAAGAATCAGCCATCATTCAGAACCTTCGATAAGGTTCTTGTGCGTAACAGCGATGAACATAAATGGAGACCAGCAATCTTCGCACGAACACGTATAGGTGAATCCCCATACAAATACAACGCTTTGCTATTATGCACCGGGCACGTAGGTGACTTTATCCAATGCATCCCATACAAAGGAAATGAGAAAATGGCATTCACCACAGCCCAATTTTAGGTAAACAGAAATGTGGTTTTCAAATAATATCAATCATCATGGAGTCAGAAGAAGCAACGCTCAGAAGGCAAGCTCGTCAACGAGAATACTATCTTAAGCATCGTGAAAAGTTGCTCGCCTATTCTCGCAAATACATCAAGGAGCATCCCGAAAAGCAGAAGCTATATCGGGAAAATGCAGCCAAGAAACGAGCCAACGGCAAAGGATATTATCAGAGATACTATCTGCTCAACAAAGAGAAATTGCTGGAAAGTTCCAAGCGATGGCTACAGAATCACCCCGAAAAGGTAAAGGAATACCAGCGCAGATACTACCAGAAGAAAAGAGCAGCAGCGAAGAAAGAGAAGAAGATAATGCTGAATCCAGATATAGATAAGGCAAAGTCCCTCTTCCGTGACCCATCGAAGGCTGCTCATCTACAGTGGATCCTGGAGCACAACAGAAACAAATTCAATCAATATGAATCACGCTAGTTTATTCAGCGGAATCGGTGGCGCAGAGGTCGCTGCATCCATGATGGGATGGCAGAACCTCTTCCATTGCGAGATACAGGAGTTCCCTCGCAAGGTGCTCGACTACTGGTTTCCTAATTCAGAAAGTTATGAAGACATTACCAAAACAGACTTCACAAAGTGGCACGGCAAGGTCGATGTTCTCACAGGAGGATTCCCCTGCCAACCTTTCTCCCTCGCTGGCAGAAGAAAGGGAGCGGACGATAACCGCTACCTCTGGCCACAGATGCTTCGAGCGATACGGCAGATACACCCCACTTGGGTCGTTGGTGAAAACGTTAATGGAATCAAGACGATGGTGGAGTCCTGCCAAGTCACTCAGATGGGACGCTCAGACTATCTTTTCGAAGAGAATCACTTATACCGAGAGGAAAGCCGATTCACCCTCGACAAAATCTGTGCAGACCTCGAAGCCGAAGGATATTCCGTCCAACCGATTGTTATTCCAGCTTGTGCCATCGGAGCACCGCACAGAAGAGACCGAGTTTGGATTATTGCCCACCGTTCAGACCCAAGGGCTGAAACAGTGCAACAAGAAGGGCAAGACGGAATTTGTTCCGCTAGACCTTCTACCAACACCCAATGCGATGGACATAGCCCACAAGGACATGGAAATCAACGAGCGAGGGCGAAGAAATCCGAAGAAGGGCAAGACAGACCACAGTCTAGGTCTAGAAGACTTGGCAGTGGCTCAACTCCTTCCTACACCAGTGGCAAGCGACATCGGAGGTGGTCGAACAAACAAGAGCCTTTCACCGAATGCAGCAGAACGCCCAACCTTGGCACTCGCCGCTCGAAAAGGCTTGCTTCCCACTCCTTGCAGCATAGAAGCCACGAAGTTCACCAAGACCATCAATCCCAATTCCCAGATGGGGCAAGGTCTAACAGCCTTGGCGGTCAATGGTCTTCTTCCCACTCCTACGGCAATGGAGGTAAAACACTCCAACCGAGTGAAGGGACTGAAAGAACAGGGTGCAAAAGGGATGTACAGCCGAAAGAATGGAGCACTTCGCCCGAATGGACTGACCGACTTTCTCGACTTCAACAATCAGGTAGGTGGCGGAACTTCCCAACTCAATCCCCTGTTTGTAGAGGAAATGATGGGATTCCCTTTGATGTGGACAGCCTTACCATTTCTTTCCCCAAGTGGCGACAAGAATCCATAAAGGCTTACGGCAATGCCTGGGTGCCACAAGTGGCTTACGAGATATTTCGTGCCATCGAGGCAGAAGAAAACAAATAAATGATAGATTCGTAAATTCTACATTCCAAATAAAAGAAGAATAAATGAAAACAGATGGCTACATATTTACTCCAGAGCTGTTGCAGTGGCGTTACTTCCATCGTCCTGTGGTCGTTCAGGTGCTCATCCATGTGCTCCTCTCCTCCGCTCACAACGAGGCTTCCGCTGCAACCCTCTCCTATCGTGATTTGGCTCTACAGCTCCATACCACGGTCAAGACCATCCGTGTCGCCATCGATGTGCTCATAGCCGAGAAAATCATCACCAAGTGCTCTGCTCCAAGAGCCTCAACGAAACTCTACGTTAACAGTTCTCACCCCCTATCCCACTGCATCATACCGTGGCAAAGAGACCAAGGGGCACAGGTTACGGCACACGTCGGGGCACAGATTGGGGCACAATCTAGGGCACAGATTCAATCTTCCGAAGTTCCTTTAAATAAAGGCGATTCCGAAGATTCAGAAACTAGCAAGGGCACAGATAAGGGCACAATTAAGGGCACGAATAGGGCACAATCTAGGGCACAGACAAAACAAGGGGCACAGCCAAGGGCACAATCTAGGGCACAGATTTCACACACTGAAACCCCTTTAAATAAAGGTGATTCCGAAGATTTAGAGATAGTCAAGGGCACAGATAAGGACATAGCAAAGGGCACAGAAGTAAGAGAAAAGAAACAAATAAAAGAAAATCTTTCCCCTGAAACCCCTATAAAAGAAAACAAACAAAGAAAAGAGAAAGCCCACCCCCAAACACAAAAAAAAGAAAAAGAAAAAAAGTCGGGGGATGCTGAAACTCAATTCTCGGAAGTGTTAAGGCTCTTCAATCGCCTCTTCCTGGGCACGCAAGTTAAGCCAATCTCGAAGATGACTCCCGACCGCAAGAAGCTAGTCGCCAAGTTTATCTCTGATTACTCCTTCGAGGACATTGAGCCGATGCTTCGCAAGGCTCTCGATTCCGACCTTCTATCCGGGCGCAAGGATGGTGGATGCTATATCTCCTTCAACTGGCTCTTCAATCCAAAGAACTACGAGCCTCTGATGGAAGGAACGTTCGACAACCCTACGATTGCAGCCTCAGCTGAAAAGAAGCCTTCCAAGCCTCAGCAGAAGAAGACACCTAGCCCACCATCATCTGATGAAAGTCTGTCAATAGGCGAACGCTGGAAACTTGCCCAACAGTCTCAGCAGTCAGCGGAAGCCTACAGAGATAAGGTTAATCGTTCCATCATCTTGGGGCATATCGACAACCTCAAAAAGCATCCGCAAGACAAACAAGCCTTGCAGTCGCTCGAAAGATTCTATCGGGACGGAACTATTCAGCGTCTGGGCATCGACTGGACCCCACCTGTGGAAGAGGAAACGAAAAACCTCCTCGACTTGGACGATAAGACACAAAACTATCTCCAGTCCCTCCTCAGCGACTAAGTGCAAACATAAAGTGACAATTCAAAAATTCTAAGAGTTATGGACAAACAAGAATTAATAGACCGTCTCAACGGCAATTATCACGAGTACACGCAAAAGCCTCAGCACAAGAAGGTGCAGCGTGAAGGTCAGTTGCAGATAGCCTGTGTACGATGGTTTCGACTACAGTACCCAGCTTTCTCCACACTCCTCTTCCATCCCAAGAACGAGGCAGACGGTGCTACCAGTGGCAAGAAGATAGCCATCAATGCAGCATCGGGCGTGGTCCCAGGCGTTCCCGACCTCATCCTTGCTCTCCCTTCCATGAAGGATGGCAAGACAGGCATCATCTACGAGAACCCAGAAGTTTACTTCGGCTTGGGCATCGAATTGAAGTATGGCAAGACCAACAATCAGTCTGCCAATCAGAAACGCTTCCAGGGCTATTGGCAGTGCGCTGGCTACAAGTACGCCCTCTGTCGTTCCCTAGAAGATTTCATCGAAGTGGTCAAGGCTTACATGCAAGCAGCCGAAGCCAACGCCTTCGAGAAAGTTCGCTCCTATCACCTCATCAATGATGATACTGAGCACAACAAGCAGGTATTAAACAAAATCATTAAAAACAAGAAGTAATATGGAAATCGGATTCATCATCATCATGCTGTGCCTGGTTGTTATGGCCAGCACATTCATCTATCTAGTTTACCACCATGGCCATCGCTCCTGTAAGGGTTGCAAGTTCTTCAAGTCTACAGCAAATAGTAAGTACAGCGGAACATGCAACGGCTTCGGTCATCATCGCTTCCACTGGGAGTGCTGTGGAGAATGGAAACGTAAAGCAACCAACCAAGAGGATGAACTTTAAAATCATGCATCTATGGGCAATTACATCAAACAAAGCCTGATGCAGCCAACACCATCAGTTGCTAATCAGGAGAAAATGAGGATGTGCAAGTTCTGTGTACATAGCCACATCAGCGACCTCGGCTACAACCATTGCTGGAAGTCAGATAGTGTTACGTATAATGGAGATTCGCCTACAGGCATCTGTAGCGCATATAGGGATAAGAGAATATGGAAACCGTATTATTTCTCTGGTCTCATGTCACACTACAGGGGGAACATCTGTTGGGCAAGACCAGTGTATAACTCTCCTAAAAAGGGAAAGAGCCGTATTTTCAAATACGAAGTCATCGACCCGATAGCCTCAACAATAGCAACCCTCTTGCCAAAGGAGTTCGCCAAGGAATACATTCCAGCCACTCCCGGTTCAAAGCCTCCACATACGATGAAGGAGTATGAGAAATTTGACACCTATTGTTTCGGGGGCTACGACCCACAGCTCTCAGAAGAACAGGAGGCAAGAAACTATAATGAAGCCAACTGGCAGGAAATCCTAGCCCAGGAAGCTATCGAAGAACAATTAAAAGGGTAAAAGCCCCCGTTCCCAGCGATTCTATCGCTGGTCCCATAATATAACAAAGTAAAAATATTAAGAAATGGAAAAAACAATTTATATTCCAGGTGATTTGGTGATGACCAACGGTATTCCTATCGGAACCAAAGAGGGCATTGTTTATCAGGTTACAGAAAGTAATGCTGATAAATATGCAAAAGTGAAAGATGGAAATGCTTTCACTGAGCTTAAAGGTTCCGTCACTCTTTCCAACTTAAAAGGAAAAACCCTTCATGATGATGGATTCATGTTTTGTGACAGTTGTGCATGGGTGAAGGATATTGTTCCTATCCCTCTCACTCCTTCCATCCTAGAGAAGAACGGATGGAAGAATGATGGTTATGATTGTTATAAGTTGCCAACAAAAAGAGCTTATCTGTATATAATAAAAGATACAAAAGTGAATGATGAGTTCTTAGTGTGTGTTAGTTTAGAAATGCACAACTTGGCAAGTGTTAGCTTCGTTCACGAACTTCAACACCTTCTTTACGGATTGAAAATCAACTCAGAAATGGAGATATAAGCGTATGACAAAGGAAGAATATGAAGAAATGCGTAACACCATCGACTCCGTAGGCGAATACTTCAATTCCATCGAAGAGTTAACCAAGGTCAGAGACCTTGTAGAAGAAGTCGATGCATCAAACAACATGGCTATATTAGAAAGCCCTGTAAAGCTGGATATATCCCTCCAGGGAATATGCCGTATTGCAAACGAAGACATCACCAAGTATCTCGATGCAGAAACAATCCTCTACATCAGAAATGCCATCCTCCGAAGATTAAATAGCCGTATCGCATTCTTCGAATATCAGATAGAAAACATTAATTACACCAAACGTAAAACAAAGAAAAAATAGCGTATGAAAATTCATTTATGTTATTCCTCATGTTGTTGCGCAGCAGATGAGCATGAGACAGGATGTTATCCTCGTTCTTCATTCAAGCCGAAGCCTGAGCTTCCGGCTGGAACAATACTCACAGTCAAGGAGAAATGGCAAAACTTCTACGGAAAATACTATCGCTGCTATCTCCCAGACGAAATGAAGGACAAAGGATATTCCATCCCTTACTACTACATCCCTGCCGACAAAGCAGAAGTGATAGAACTTTAATCAATTATCGTATGGACAGAATACAGAACGAAATCAGTAAGCTTCGCCATGAGCAGCATTTGAGTGAAAGACTGCGTTCTGCCCAACTTCGACAGATAAAGCGTGAGCACGATGGCCTCCACAAGTGGATAACCATCACCCCACGCCTCAAACTCCTCTGCCGAATAGACGAGCAAGGCAACCTCCTCCCAGAGGAGCTAGACCGCATCAAGAAAGTTAAACAAACATTAGGTATCAAATAAACTATGAGTGAAGAATCAGCATTATCCTTTCGCAAGCTAGTTTCAGCTATGCGAACCACCGAAAAGGAGTATTGGGCGCACCGAGACAAGAAGATGCTTCGCCAATCCATCGAGTTAGAAAAGCGTGTCGATGATATTATCTTGAAGGCAGATGGCTCAGCCGTCCCTCAGAACGACAACGGCACATTCTTCCTTCTGGTGGCAGAACTTAGAGCCTCAACCATCCAATATTTCCAAGAGAAGAAGAAGGCACAGCCCGACAAGGAGCTGGTCAATACCCTCTTCAAGACCATCAAGGAGAAAGAAGCCAAGCTAGATAAGATGCTCATTCGCCTCCAAGACGAACAGATAAAGAAAGATGGCTACAGCATCCACTACGAGGTTATGGAGAAACTGCCAAGAGCACATCAAGCTCGCCCAGTCTTTAGTTCCATGGATGAGCAACTTGCCAAGGTAGAGTTGGACGACCTCTACCGCCATCCCGACCCTCCTGGCACTATGTATTTCATCTGCAAGAAATACCTTGGCAAAGACGGCAAACCTCTAACAGAAGAAGAGGTAGACAAAATTATTAATAACAATTTAAATTCTTAAGATTATGGAAAAGAAAACAGAAAGTTTAAAAGTTAAAGTAGACAAAGCCATTGCCGAAAAGATTATTGGCACAGGTAACGGTTCATCCCTTCGTTCTCGTACTGGATCATGGTTCGAGTGCAAGGTGCGCTATGAGAAGACTCAGGACGATGGTAGCGAGAAAATGGTAAACGAGCTGTACGTGGTCGATGCCCTCTCCTTCACCGAGGCTGAAGCTAGCATCATCGATAACATGTCCGTCTATGTCTCTGGTGAGTTTAAGGTTGTCAACATCAACCCGACCAACTACAACGAGATTTTCTTCTCAGATATTGATGACGATGATTTATGGTTTAAGGCACGTTTGGCTTTCATCACCATTGACGAGAAGAGCAACAATGAGAAGCGTTCCTATGTCAACTATCTTATCCAAGCCAAGTGCATCGAGCGTGCAAAGCGTTACGTTGACGAGGTTATGGGCAAAACCATGATTGACTATGAGTTGAAGAGCCTCAGCGAGACCAAGATTCTTGATGTCTTCGAACATAAAGCATAAGTTGCGCAAGTTATCACTTCTGTTCCGCACAGAAGTGGTAACTTAGCCCACATTATTAATATATAATATAGTACAATATATGAAAAAGTTGAAACGTTTCATCATTTATCTCCGTCTCTGGTTCATCCGCAAGATGGGCTACCCCCTCCCTTCCCTCAGAGAAGCTACTAGCGTTGTGCCTGGAGAGTTTTACGACCTCTTCGGGCGCATTGTCCGTGCTGTACCCAACAAGGAATCAGCCTCACCACTGGCAAAAGGCAACTTTGAGTATGAGGAAGTACCAGAGCATTGCCTTAACTGCGATTTGTTCAAAGAGCACATTCCTTGCTCCTTCAATCATCGTATGCCCAACGGATGCGATATTTGCGACAATCATCATTTCGAAATCATCTGCATTAACAGAGGTAACATCTAAAGCATAATGAATATGAAACAGCAGAAGTCAAATTACAAGCTCGACAAAAAAACTGGCCACCTTCTCGAAGTCCCTTCCAAGAAGCAAGTTCGTGAGCACGTAAAGAAGGTACGTGAGCAGACTAGCCAAGAGCCTCAGCAACCAATCACAGTGCATGAGACCCAAGCCGACAAGAATTTCAAGAATGTCCAGAAGGTTCTCGACCGTATGCACGCCAAGGCGAAGCTCCCCAACTTCCTCCACATGGCACGCAAGAAATTCCTTTCCACCGTCTGCGTTATCAACCACCCAGGCAAGCAGCGTAGCCTCCTCCCCGACAAGAAAGGGCGTTATGTCATGCTCTGCCACCGTAAGATGGCAAAGGTCTTCACTGCCGATGTCTGCCTTCTTGTAAAGATTCAGAAGTCCTTTGTAGAAATCATAGATGATACACTTCTTGAATGCACAGTACACAAAGGGGAACGCTGGCAAGATGGTTCTTGGAGCATCGTCCCATGCCGAGTGGACAAAAGCAACTACACCACCATTCAGGAAGTCCGTCTTCGCCCATGGTTCTTTCTCCACCGCTATTGGTACGAGATAACCTTTGATGGCAGGGTAGAGCCAGCTATGATGCTCCACGATTACAATCTCAACCCTACCCTACGCAAGAAACATTTCTATGTCACCCGAGAATATGTAAAAGTACGTAACCAGGATGCCGAAAACGACTACTTCCGTTTCTGGCTCCACAAACCTACAGATTATGCAGAACGAGACTGATATATTTATCCTTAACCGTCCACGCCCTCAAAAGCGTGGACTCTCCCTCAACAAGAATGGGCGCATCACCTTGCGTTCCTACCCTGTAAAGCTCTTGGGGCTACAGCGAGGCGACAAAATCGTGTTCTTCTGTCTCGGCTCTCAGATGTATATCACCAAGTCCTCCTCGCTTCCTGATGCCATACCTCTCTATGGGCGCAAGGCACAGCTTCACGGTTGCAGTGCTAGCACTGTCAAATGCCTCTTCCTCCACACCCTAGGCGTTCCACCTAACGCCCAAGAGGTTGACTTGGTAGTCTCTGACCGTCTAGAGACCATCACCGTAGGCAACGACACCCTACAGGCATTGGCAGTAGTCAATCGTGCCGACCCATCCCATTGCCGATAATTAAATATTAAACAATACACATTAAACATTAATAAAGATGCAACAATCAATCAGATACAAAGGTCTCAGCCTCACACCCGATGAAATGGCAGTAGAGAACGGTGCGCTATCCCTCTGTGGCAACCTAGAGCTGCACGATGGCGCATTGCGCCCTGCCATCGTATCGGGCACACCTCTATCTCAGCCCCTCACCGTTAATGGTGAGGTGGCTAAGATATTGTATGTTCACGAAACAGGTAGTTATCACCACCTCATAGCCATAGCCTCATCCTCCATTTATTGGTTCATGCAGGATGGCACGCTAGGCTCGTTCACCCCTATTAAGTCCTTCGACTACGAATCCACCGTGCTTTCTATCGATTCCATCGGCAACACCCTCATCATCGTGGCTACCGATGGCATCCACTATGCCATGTGGGAGAGCAACGGACAGTCCTCGTCCGATTACAGCTATAAGGGACAGAAGCCACCGTTCCTAGAACTTAGCTTTTTCTTCGACCCAAGAAATAAGCCAGAAGATTACGAACTTGGTGGAATTAATGCCAAGGGTAGCAAGGAAGGTTTCTACGATGCTTTCCAGCAGACCACCTATAGCTGTGGCGATGTGTTCAACAAGGTGAATGGCAATTCCTTCACCTCGGGCGACCAAGTAGCCAATATCAAGGATGATAAGCAGTCCGATATTACCCAGAGCATCTACGCCCTGGTCAACCGAACAAACAATCTTATCGCCAAGCAAGGGCGTTTTTACGCCTCCTTCTTCATCCGCTATTGCTATCGCATGTTCGATGGCAGCATGATTATGCACTCCTCGCCTGTTTTCATCCCTATTCAGGTGCCAAACAGCTATTCCGTTTATTCCGCCAACATTGGCTTCCCTAGCGAAAACTACAAAAATCTTACCGTTACTGGCGCAGAAGTCGGTTGGGAAGATTCCGCTACTTTCAACAGAAAAGATGCCAAGGGCAACGTTATCGAAGCCAGTATCTCCAAGTGTACCTTTATGTATCTCCCTCACAATGTAGCATTGTCCTATGCGCTCCAAGGAGATATTGACGAGTTGAAGCGATGGAAGGATATTATCAAGTCTATAGATATTTTCATCACGCCTCCTGTCACCAATGTCGATACGAGTGCCAAGATTAGCGTTTTGGAAATGTGTCAGTCTAATTATGTCCTAAATGGTGAAAACGTACAAGATTATCATTGGACTAGCAACAAGGGCAAAAGCTATGGAATGGTCAGTGTTCGCTTCCCTAAGAAGTCTGACGATGATTATAACAACCAACTTAGTTCTGCTGGCAATGGTGATTCTTCCGAGTCGAATGACCAAAACATTTCAGCCTTTTACAAGATATGCTCCCTGCCAATAGACAATCTTACCAAGGTCGCTAACAAGGAATTGCCTGTAGATAAGGCTGCTGTATACCAAGTTTCCCTCCAAGAGCAGATGCAGGACGATTACAAGACACACAATTTCCTCACAGCCAAGGGTAGCTATGTCTATAACCATCGGCTCAATCTGTTTGGAGTGCAAGAACATCTGATGTCTGGTTTCAGTCGCAAGGTCATGTTCCCGAAGGGCAACTACCTTCGTTCGGCAGGCAATTTCTATTCTCATCTTATCATCAAGAAAATAGTGACAGAGCTTCATACCACATCTGGCACAAAATATGTAGAGATTATTTTAGAAGAAGATGTACTCGACCGCATAGAACCATTCATGCTTGCCAATCTGGTTAAGTTCTATCCCGATTCCAGGGCTAAGAAGATGTTTTTCTTCTGTTCTACTGTCGATGCCAGTGCCGATGTTATCTATGCCTTTCCGCTCAAAGAATGCGAAGAGTTGAATGGAGCTATGCACATGGGCAACTTCACCGAAGAGATTACGCCTTATATCGTCACCTCCTACGATTACTCTGTAGATGATGTAGTCGATATGAGCAACAAGATTTATACATCCGAGTCCGATAACGCCTTCTACTTCCCTCTGAACGGCATCAATACCGTGGGTATCGGCACGATCCAGGGCATAGCCTCAACCACAAGGGCACTCTCCCAAGGTCAGTTTGGTCAGTACCCTTTGATGGCATTCTCCACCGATGGCATCTGGGCGATGGAAGTTTCTTCCCAAGGCACCTATAGCAGCATCCACCCCATCAGTCGTGAGGTTTGCAGCAATCCGAAGTCCATCACCCAGCTAGACCAGTCCGTGCTCTTCGCCACCAATCGCTCCCTAAGTCGCATAGCTGAGTCACAAGTGGCTTCCATGTCCGATTTCTTGGATGGCCCAGGCTTCAATATAGTAAGCAATCTTGGCAAGTTCCTCAACTTCTTCAATGATGCCGAAGACGATGATGATACCACCAAGACCATCAAGGCACAGATGCGCCAACTCATAGATTTCACCTCCTCACCAATCGACTTCTTTCAGCGTTGCCAGGTTATCTACGATTACAAGAACTCTCGCATTTTCTGCCTAGATGTCAGCCAACTTACCAAGGAAGCCTCAGCCGATACCGTAGCCCTCTGCTATTCCATCAAGGATGAAGCCTGGAGCACCTTCCTCATCAAGAACGTGCTCACAGCCCTCAACTCCTACCCTCACCCATACATTCAGTATCGAGACGGTAGCGTAATAGTTTTGGATAGCGGTTACGATTACGAGGATGATACCGAGTATCATGGCATCATAGTTACTCGTACCTTGAAGTTCGATGAGGAGAACGCTCCCGATGCCATCACAGGCTACATCCATTCCCTCACCTCTGGCACCGTGCCAGTCATGTGGCTGTATGGTAGCAACGATAACCAAAATTGGCATTACCTAGGTCGTTGTGGCGGCATGAAGTCCAGCTATATGTCCTCCCATAGCTATCGCTTCTTCCGCATAGCCCTCTATCTTAAGATGAAGTCCATGAATCAGTACTTTGCCACTCGCCTCGAAGTTATCAGGCGTTTCAACAAGTTCTAGAAAAAACAGAGCCTTCGCTTTTTCAGGAATCCATCCCGATTTAGCGAAGGCTCTTTCCATAAACACCCAAAATAATGAAGAAAAAGAATAGCCACCGTTCCAGGCGATTCCATCGCCTGGTCCCAGATAGCCTCTTAAGTGAAGCTAGGTCTTCTCAGCGTATAGTTGTCACGGCTCAGCAAGTCGCTCTTGATGTTATTATAGTCTGCCGTTGCGCTTTCGCCATACGTTCCTGCCTTATCCGAAAACTGGTCCATCAGGAATTGGCTCATCACGTAGTCCACGATGTAGCGGTGACAATGGCTCTTCAAGGCATCCGTCACAGCCACGTTCCAGTTCGGAATCTCTAGGTTCAGCGTCACGGTCTCATAGATGTTTTCCTCCCTGTCCTTACCTGCTTTGTTCACGGTAGCGGTCGTTTCGCTCTCCTCACCATCAATGGTGGTGGTCACTACCTCCGTCCACGTACCGTTTTTGTTGTCCGTATAGGCATACTTTCGTGTGCCCTTCACCAGTCGTTCCAAGTTGTTGTTGTCCTCCACTCTACCAGTGGTCAGATAACGCTGAGCTGCCAGCTTGATGTTACCGATGGCTTCCGTCACGGCACGATTGATGATACTGCGAGTCTCGTCACTGTCCGGGCTTTCGATGTTGGCTCTGATGTCCTTCTGTGCTTCGTCCACCATTCCCTGGCTCACTACATAGCATCTTGCAAGCACATCATTACATACCTGCTCCATGCTAAGATTCAATGTAATCAATTTTCTATCCATAATTGCAATTATTTGTTTTGATGAAAAATTATCTTAGTTCGTAAGGTGGTCTGCCTCCGCTCCAGTCCACATAGTCTTGGTGGAAATGCTGCGAAGCAAAGTCCCTGTTTCGCTCAGAGCCTTTCAGCCCTCTCAGCTCATCCTTGGCTACCTCGTCCCCGTTTCGAGCCTCAGCATCCAATAAATTGCCTTCCTTGACCGCTCCATCGGCACCTCTAGCCTCAGCGTTCAGAGCATTTTGAGTTTTGCCCTCACCATCCTCACCTCTCGCTATAGTACCAGGAGAAGCAACGTTCTTGCCTACATTGTCCGAAGTTCTGGTTTCAGCAGATTGGGCATTCATCTGTTTGTCAGAATCATCCTCCACTCTCATTGAAGTAGAAGAACGATTGCTGTCCTTTCCTGCTTCATCTTCTTTTCTCTCGGAAGCAGAAGAGGATGAAGCATTCTTTGCAACACCATCCACAGCCCTTCTCTCTGTAGGCGAAAAATTGCTATTCTTTTCAACCTCATCCCCTACTCTAGCAACAGCATCCACAGCCGAAGAACCATCTTTCACGGTATCGTCAGCAGTTCTTTCAGCCTCAGCAAAGCTAAAGTCCTTCTTTAGCAAAACCTCCTTGATGGCTTCCAGGTCGCTCGCTCCCATGCTAGCATAGTCCGTATGGTTCATGTCCGGGAAGTCGCTCAGCCATCCTGCTATGATAGCATGTACCAGATAGTTCTGTATTTGATTGGTCAGCACACCGCTCAATCTAGGTGGCCAAGATGCCAAGGTCTTGATGGTGATTGTGAAATCATCAGCCAGTGCCTGTAGGTCAAACTGCTGTGTGGTCGAAGAAGAGAATCTTGCCAAGAAGTTCTCTAGGTCGGTTATTGCTTCCCTATAGTAGATGTCCAGCTTCGCTTCCTCGCCATCACTCGCCCAGACGGTCTGAAAGTCCACCTCTGGGTTATGCTGCGCAATGGTGGCAGATAGTCCCTCTACCACGCCCATCACGCTCTTCTTCACTATTTTTATCGTTATTGTCTTCATACGCTTATTTCTTTCTGTGCCATAGCCAAATCAACAAACCAATCACTGCTACTACAAGGGTCCAAATCATCTTGGCGGTATACTTCCCCAGGGTGATATACTTTTGCTCTGTCTTGGTCAGTTCTCGGCTTAACACCTGTATGGAGTCCTGCTTTAACCGAATCAAGCTATCCTTCTGCACTATCAAGAATTGGTATTTATCCACCTCCTTGCTCATGGTGAAGATGGAATCCTGTAGCTTCGTCACCTCCTTAGTGTCCCTGTTGGTTACTGTAGAGTGCCAGCTTTCCGTTTTGATAGGCTTTCCGTTCTGGTCTACCGTGGTCGAAGTGCTATCCTTGGTATGGGTCGTTTCAGTCGAGGATGATGTATATTCCCGATTCTGGTATCTAGCCATCTGTTCGAAGGCAGAGATAAACCGCTCCTGCCAACTGGCATCCAAGCCCTTGCTCACGGTGTTGTCCGTGATATAGTGCTCCTGTGTCACGGTCTTCGTCTTGCAGCTCGTCAGGAAGAGCATCGAGAAATAAGCTACCCACACCAACAAATAAATAATAAAGTGCTTTGTCGTTTTCATAAGCCTTGATGTTATGAAATATTGAGTGCTCGCTTGGACTTCTTCAAATACTCCTCGCATTTGTCCAGCCCATTGTAGCCACCGTTAATTTTCCGTCTGATTGCTTTAAGATTGTCCTCGTCTGCCAACTCATTGCAGCCGAAGGTATCGAATATCCACATCGAAGAACGTGTGGCACCAAGAGGCTGCTCCAGAAGTTCGGGCTTCTTCACCACATCATAGCCACAATAATCTGTATACTTGGCATAGTTGACTCGTCCTGTTATCTGTATTAGTCCACGCCCCTTATACCTCACACCATCCCCCTTGTGGGTATTGCCTAAGTCCTTGCGTCCTTCATACGCCTTTCCGCTGGCTATCTCCTTGGTATATCTCAGTTCACCACTCTCATGCGCTATCTGTGCTAGATAATGCGCCCACCTCAAAGGCGTGTTGATTTCAAATTCCTGAGCATACTTATTCAGGTATGGCAGAAACTTCTCTGCCCTCTTTCCTGCATTAGGCATCGCCATCAGCAGCTGCTCCAATCTGATTTCCTTCATTTCCATTTTCCTTGTTGTTTTTATATTCTTGGTATCTCTTGAACATTGGCATTTTCTCCACGAAGCCCAGTGTCAGCGCATAATAGCAATAGTCCACTAGCCTGTACCAAGGCGAATCTGGCACCAGCATTCGTTTCAGATTCTTCAAGATGTTTGTAGTGAAGAGATAGGTCGCGGCTATACACACCCACTTCACGCAAAACAGAGCCTCAGCATCCGAATGCAAGAAGTGACCGATGATAAACAGTGCAGCCACCGTCACGAAAAACACCGCACAGCAAACGAAGAACATGCCGAATTTCTTCCAGCTCCATTCCTCACCGTTAAACACCGCTGCCACGATTCCAAACACTAGGTTCAGCCCGAACAATACCATCATGGCAATCATAAAATCTCTGATAGGTACTAGCAGACTCAGAAAAGTCCATATCGTCCCAATTAAGTAACCTCGAATATCATTCATTTTCTTTTCCATTTATCCGTCCCCACTCCGTTATGGAAACGATGCAAATTTAAGCCATCATTCCCGATTCTCAGTGATAAGTTGCGCAACTTCATACGAAAAAGAGAACACAAGCCCTTTTTCCTTAGCCTGCATTCTCTTCTTCTGATAGTTTTCTTTTATATATCTCTAGGTGTTATGGAATCATTTCTAGAAGAGCAAATTGATTCTTCACTCTTCGTTCTTCACTCTTCACTTAGTTAAAGTACCCCCATGCCTTGCACTTTCCGTATGGGTTATCATCGTCTCTCAGCCAGTTCACAGCCAAGTCCACCATTTTGTCCATCAGCTGCTCCTCGCTATCATCGGCAAACCATTTCTTCATCAGGTTGTAGTTGTCCGAATACACCATGTTCAGCACCACGGCAAAGTCCCATTGGTTGTAAGGGCGAATCTCGTCCTTCACCGTCTCATATATTTCCTGCGTCTTCGCCATGGTATAGTAAGGAGCATGATGCTCCACCTCCTTATCATCCTCAAAAACCATCTTCTTAATTTGAGCCTCAGCGAAGAAGTCATTGAAGTGTCCGTTGCCCACTACCCCATAGATTTCCTTATACAGCAGCAAGAGGTCTTCATCCGTTGCGTGCATAGCCACGAATTTGCCGATTATCTTTGTCACCTGCACCATCTGCTCAGGTGTGGCATCGGTCTGATATTTTGTGATAAGTTCTACTAAGTTCATATCATTCATTCTTTTGTGATTTGACGAATTTGAAAATCTCGTCCAGCTTGCTTTCCATCTGGTTGAGTCTTTCGTTTGTTTTCTGTTGGTCACGAAACGTTGTGTCCAGTTCTGAAAGGAGATTGTCACAGTCCTTTACGGTCTGCTCGAAATCAGGCATCTTGCTAAGGATGTCGTTAGCTTGGTTCTTCAGTGCGTTCACCTCATTGATGATGTTCTCCTTGCTACAGGAGATTACAAGGGTGTCGCTGTATGCTGTTTGCTCAGTATCTACCACCGAATAGATGGACTGCTTGCCATCCTCGGTTTGCACATTCACCTTCACGTTCCTCGCCCCATAGTTCGGCATTCCCGGCATAGCAGCCATTACGTTCGGCTTGCCATTCTCAAAGTCAGGGCAAGGATTGCTCGTTACCTTGCCTTGCTTAAATTTTCTGCTGGCTCTATCAAATAGATAGACTGGGAATCCAGCCTTCAAGTCTCTGAATATCATAATCTCTGAATATTTATCGTTTTAAGTATATGGGAGAGGAAGGAAAACATCCTGTCCCCTCCCACCAAATGATTCAGAGTAGGGAGTAAGCATCCACCAACTCCTAACTCCTAACTTCTAACTCCTAACTCTTAACTGAGCGTTACGGTCAGACTGTCAAATATGCTCAGGCTTCTAGCCTTTCCGCATACCACATCGTTAGCCTTTTGCGTCCGTCCTACACTGGCGATGGTCACAGCCGTTGGCAGTGCTGTCTGCCCCTGGAAGGCTGCTACCCATCTTTCCGTGTAAATCAAAGGCTGCGCTCTCATCACGTTTCTGTTGCCCACTACAGGCGAAATGATGCTGATAGTCGCCACGATAGGCACGAATACCGTTGTACCGTTCAGGATAGGCTGCTCATAACTGTAGGTTATGCTAGCCTGTGGCTGCACGTTGCCGTTCACGCAATAAGGTCTGCAAAGCTTCTCATTGTAAGTAGCTAAGACTGAAACTTGGTTGGCTACCAATGCTGTAGTAGCCAATCCCACTGGAGAAATCTTGTTCATACCACTACGCTTCTGTTTCATTCTTTACTCTTTTTTACTGATAGCCACCTGCTACACCTGCGCCACATCCGCAACCGCCATTCATCAGATTGGCAAGGTAGATGTTCTGCTGCAACTGAGAGTTCTTAAACTTCAAGTCCTGAATCTCGTTGGCTTGCTCCTGGCTCCAATGGCCATTCAACGTGTCAATGATACGCTGAGTGTTTGAATTGCCAGCATTGATGATGTCACAAGTCTGTCGCTGAGTCTCATAGGCAACATTGCTGAAACCACGCTCAACACCAGTGCTAATGTAGTCAAAGTTACGCTGCATCGCTGATGTCAAGTCACAGAAACCCTTCTGTGTAGAATACTGGATGTCCTTCTGACCCAACTGATTTTCGTAACCCATCTTGATGATGTTCTGCTGGGTCTGGCAGCAGCAGTCCTTCAATGCCATTGTCATTTGCAGGTTACCCTGCGAGATAGCATTGATTACTCGCTCTGCCGAATAACCAACTTGTCCGCTTATCTGCTGGATGCCTGCCTGGATGCCGCAAACGGAAGACTGCAAAGCGTTGAAGTCGCAATTCAAGTTAGCCGCCAAGGTCTTCAAGTCCTGGTTGTTGCCCTGGATTGCTCCCATCAACAAGTCGCTGTTGTGGTTGTCGCTCATCTGATTGCGAAGGCTGTCAATCTGAGACTGGATTTCGGCACGCTGTACGTTGCCGTTCTGACCGCCATTCCAACCATCACCATACATAAAGCGGAACATTCCCAACATCATCATATAGGCGAATGGGTTGTTCCAACCTCCACCCATACCACCGTTCATTGCTGCCAGCATAGTCGCTGGATCATTGTCTCTACCTCTAGCGAGCAACGCTGCCGCCAGGTTGTCATTGCCACCGTCCCCAGTGCAATAAACTTTCTCGATTGTGTCTGCCATATAATTTTGAGTTAATTACGTTACGGAAACCAAATATTGGAATCCGCTGCAAAGTTACTCAGATTTATGGCTCGCTCCAAAAAGTTAGTACACTGGTATTTATCGAATTATTTTCAAAGAACGCTTTTGGTTATTTTCTTTTTGTTTCTTAAATACAAATCGGCTCAACGTCCTTGTTTAGAAGGGTCGCTTGTGCCGTGGCAAGTCGATAAACTCGAGACGTGCTGATATAGGTGTAAGCCATCTTGCAAAGATGTCTAACAGCAGGAACGGTTCGGTTTAATACGGTCGCAATGGTCGTTATGCTGAATCCTGCGTGTATCATCTGCTCAACGACCATACATCGTGTCATTACGAGGTTTTCTGCTCTCGACTTGCCGAGAACGTCTTCTCTCGTAATACTTAATTCTCCGTCCGGCAGTTCAATAGCGCAACACTTGATTACGTTGTCTATAACTCGCCATAGTTCTTTCTCCTTGTCATTCATATATAAAAATGTTTTAATCGTTTCCCAACATCGCATCTATCATGCCGTCAATGACTTCATCGGTCATATCCTTCTTAATAGAAGAATCTGCGCCCATTGACTTCATCATCATAGCTATCCAGGGGTTGCCACTCTCCAAAGTGGATTGTATCTGTTCCTTGTATGCTTCGTGAAGCTCGCCCGATTCCTTAAACTTCAACAGAACCGTGCGCAAGGCTTTCGTCACGTAGTTATCCATCAGCAAGGGATTGTCCCTTGCCGATGAAAGTTTAGTAAGAAGCACTGCCAGTGCTTCATGTAATTGTTGCTTCTTCATATTGTCTTATTTCTTAATTTACAAAGTCTCGTCTTGGAGTTTTACTCCCCATACTTTGGCTCCTCATACACCAAGTTATGCTTATCTACGTAAGCCTTGGCTTCTGAATATGTGTCAAACTCTACTGCGGTGGCATCTACTGCTGGGAATACCTCAGCATTGTCACCTTCCTCTGTGAGAGGTAACACCATCTTGGTTCCCTCATATACTACCTTATACTTCTTTGTTAACTTTTTCATATCTTGTTTCCTTTCTTTACCTTAATGTTAAACTTGAAACCTTATGCAGGATTGATTATAACAGTGTAACCCTTCTGCTGCAAGGTTGCTACTGCATCATCTGATGCCGAGGTGCGAGTACCAGTCAACAAGATTGTCTTATACCAAATTTGTTCACCTAAAAATTTAGCTTCAAGCGTTGCCATATCGTTGAGAAAAGCATCAATCTTATTACACTTACAATTCTCAACTGCTAAGATGTCCGTTCTGTTTTTAATACCTGTCCATGTAAATGTACCAGTAGTATTCTTGTCTGCTTGTACCCATAAAATACTATTTGGCAAAACAGATAAATCACCATAAACTCTTGTGCCAAGTAATTGAAGAGTTTTGTAATTAACATTTTTATAAACCGCAATATCACCTGTTACTCCGGTACGATTAATTGATGGAATTTGCGTAAGACCAGTCAATTTACCCAATACCGCAATATCACCTGTTACTTTGGTGTTGTTAAAACTAAGATATTTAAGACCTGTTAATTTACCAAACACAGCAATATCACCTGTTACCTGGGTGTTATCAATAGTAAGATGCGTAAGACCAGTCAATTTACCCAATACCGCAATATCACCTGTTACTTTGGTGGTGGAAAGGGCTAAAAATGAAATATCTGGAGAATATTTCAGCAAATCAATATCAAAAGAAAGCTTACCCTTATAGCTTTTCCAAGAAGTATTTATATAAGTACCTACTTGTGTTAATGAATATTTTTCAGATACAACAACCTCATAGTCACCATTACTAAAATATACTGTTGTTTCAGTATTAGCAGTAATATTCAGTTCTTTACCTTTATTTTCAGATAAAGTCTCATTAGTAAAGTAACCATCACCAATAATACGAAATTTGGCATCTTTACTATTATTTACAACAAAACGTTGTGAGTCAGCAGTAGGAGACTCCACCTTGCTAACTTTAATACAGAACTCACCAATACGTAACAGAGAGTCATTCTGTACAGAACCATTTAATTTTGTAATCAAACATTTTCCCATAATTATTTCTTTTTAAATTATTTATAATTCCATAAAATATCGCAAAAATCAATTCTCTTTTCTAGCCACATTTTGATTCTTTCCTTTGAATCATACATTCCGTTTGTATAATAGCTACCATCAGTTGTTGGTTTACTTCCTAAACATTCTTTCACACACTTATAATAGTAGTTATTATACCCACCATTACCATAGCAAACAATAGTACCTACACTATAATTTGTTTCTGCGTTATAGGAATTTATAGATTCCAATTCACTCTTTGATAATGGTATGTATGGTTCCCAATGCTCATCAAGATTTGTCGGCTTTCTATATGATGGAGAATTATTCCATTTAGTTACACTCCTTTTTAATGCATCAGTACCTAATCTGTCAAACCAATCATCAACTATTTTGTTTAGATTCTCTTTAGTTATGATACCATTGTCTCTAAGAGTTTTATACATATTTCCAATCTCACTCGCATACAATGACTTTATTACAAAAAGAGGATTTGTTGAATCAGAATCAAAAATCTCCCTAGACAATGATGAAGTCCACAATATGCCATTCCATGCTTTTCCAAGACAAGAATCACAATCATAAATATTATAGCCAACCTTTTTGCCAAAAATGGTTATCTGAGCATTATTATACCATCCGTCCTGATTATAAGTCAATTCACAGAATATGATATATGCTAACAAATTATCAACATCAAAAGATTTCTCTACAATCTTTTTCTTTTCCTCGTTAGTAGATGCAGAGTTCACTTCTGACTTATATGCCTGGCATGCTTCTATAATAGCTTTTGTCTTTGCTGTATTTACCATATCCTTATTGGCTGCATTATAACCTACAGATGCGACTTTAAATGTATCAGTGCCAGTTGTTGCAGCATTTAATTTTGAGAATGTGTATTGCTGACCGGCAACAGTGTCTGTACCAATAAGCTCCCCCATGTGTGTATCAGCATCATATTCTTCGCCATCTACACAAATAAGTTTTTTAGGATTACGTATTTCTGCCTTTATCCAATTAAAACTATCCTCATTAAACATACCTCCAACATTATCTATCAGAATGCTGGTATAGTCTTTTTTGTTCATGGAATAGTTTTTCCTGTTCTTTTTAAGAGACCATATAAAGAGACCATAATACTCACCATTCAGATACACTTCGCAAGGAAATTGTGAAGGCATACATTTGGCTTGTGAAACATCGTTGTCCATATCACCAGTTCCACCTATGAGAACATTATCTGAACTTATGTGAAATCTGTTTGAACGCACATTAAGGAATGAAGTGATTTGCTCACCTATCTCGTAGCAAATTGGCTGTATTGATTTTAATGAATCCTTGTAGAAAGCTTTAAGATGGAAACCGTCCTGTGCTACCCAATCACCGAACTTTATTTCAAACTCATTTCCACCCCAATCATCTGAAAACAAATCTATAGCACAAGATTTCATGGGGTCAGCCATAGTGCTGGCACCCTGTGCATTAAGATATGCTTTTATCTTAAAATAGTTTCCTGCAAAATCAAAGAACTCAATATAAGCCTTATCATTAACCAACTTCTTGCTAGGCATTTGATTAACACAAGTAATATTGATTACAGCTTTAGTAGGAATTGGTAATTCCAGAGCAGAATCATGCTTGTCATACCAGTCACTCCAGTCTGTTTTACCTTTAGTATCAAAGCCGTTAGCTTTCAGTGCATTTTGAATATTATTCACGCTATTACCTTTGAGGTTGAGATTTGAAACATCAAGATTTGCAATATCCATATCATGCTCATGTTTCTTGCCACTTGAATCACGCCATGAAATTACCTTTTCGTCTGCATCTGTAACTATCTCCATTCTTTCCTCTGGGTCTTCTAAAGTATCATGAGCATCTGCGACATTAGAATTAATAAGAGATTTTCCTTCCTCCTTATCAACCTTAGCATCAATAGTCTCTGATTTCAAGTTACGAGAATAGTGACTACCATCATTGTAAGTAGCAGACAACACCTTTCCATCTGCATCTTTCTCTACTGCAAGATATTCAGGATTCTCCTGCAAAGAGAAGACGTCAAGGAGTTCTTTGAGGTTGGTGTCTATTGTACCTACCTTCTCCTGCAATGACGCAAGGTCTGATTGAAGCTGAGAGATAACTTGCTTCAAGGCATTGACAGCATGGATTTCGCCAATGATTTCTCCGTCTCTTCTAAGACCAAGTACTACTTTATCGTCAGTCGTAATCCAAGCAGCGAAGTATTCTTCGTTCTGAATGATATGATACATTTCATTGAGAGGATAATAAGGCTCGCCAGTTGCTCTGTAGAAACCAAACAGAACCTTATTTTCTGCATCTACTATAGCCTTGATAAACTCCTCATTCGAGATTACTCTAAATGGAGTATCTTGAATTTCACCTTCCTCATCCTTGATAGCTACCTTTCCAATAGTAGTATTGAGGTTTGCAAGGATGCTTGTCAAGGTCTGAGTATTATCAATGCTAGCAAAGAAGTCCTTCAACTCCTTTAATGTATCAATAGCACTTGTAGTATCATCATCACCCAAGAGATTGCGAATCTTATCAGCCAAGAGATTTACTTGTGCCTGCAATCTGTCCTCTACTGCACTTGTTTTACCAAATACAGGAGTTCCATCCCACTGAAAACCAAAGAGAAGTTTGTCTTCCGCATCTATCTTGGCAAAGATAAATTCCTCACTTATAATGTAGCGGAAAGGAGTCTTTACCACAGTACCTTCCTCATCCTTAATCTCTGTATTCTCGGCCAAGTCATCGATACGTTTGCCTGCATTATAGGCAGCGAGAGCATTGGCCACGATGATCCATTTTTCCGTGTTGATAGCATATACCTTGCCATCATCACGCTCCTCTGCTGGCGGATAGCCAACATTATCATCGGCAATACTCTGGAAGGTACTGCCGTACATAGTCACCTGGTTGTCCCGAAAGTATGATACCTCGGCATCATACTCCCCTCTACACACAGGCAAGCTACCAATAATTGTTTGAATTTCTGCCATATTATTACTATTTTAATCTAATTGATGATTCATTATGATTTTACCAGTCGTCCTGTCTTGCGTACAAGAAGTTATGCGACTAGTATCACTTGTCGTTCCAATGATACGCCCGGTATCTCTGTCAAAGGAAAGAGAGAAAACATTTCTCTTCAAGTCAGTTCTCACTTGGCTGATTTCCTCATGAAGATACTTTATCTGAGCATTGATAGAAGAAATCTCACGCCCAGCATTTTCCTCCATCTTGGCAAACTTGGGCGTACCATCCCACTGAATACCTGCAAGGAACACATCATTTTCATCCACCATGGCAAAGATAAACTCTTCGTTCACGATGTATTTGAATGGAGTCTTCTTCAAATTGCCTTCTTCGTCCTGGATGGCATTCAGCTTGTTAAGAATAGCCTGGTATTCCTGAAAATGCTCATCGTAGGTATCTTCCGCAAAAGAAGTGATATGGTCTTTCGCAACACTACGAATGGCATTACCTATATAGCCTATTGCCGGATTTAATGTTTCTGCCATAATCGAAATTTCATTTTGTTTAACCTGCCAGTACCCTCAAAGTGGTTCCGCTCATATAAACGCCACCACTCTTATACATATAGTAGTCCTTGCCATTGATGGAGACAGAAGAAGTTTCCATTACGAAAGGAGCACCACCCATCGTGAAGTTGGTAAGTTTCGGAAGAGTCTTAGGCGCAAGGATAATGAAGTTAACATCGTCCTTAGCCGAAGTCTTTGCGTAAGTTCCACTTGCAGACAAACGAGGCGAAAGTTTATTGGCAGCAATGGCTATGTCCGTTTCCTTTGTACCGAATCCATAATAGATAGGCAGAACCATCGTAACCTTGTTTGTTGCCGACTTTACGAGGTCGCCATGCTTTGCGGTGAGGATGATTTGCGTTTCTCCCTCCTTATTCACCTTGATAGTAACTGTATCTGCTTGCTTTACATCAATACTAACAAGAGAACCATCAACAGACAGAGCCAATGCTGTAGGCGTGATTGGCGAACCTTTGCGCTTGATAGAGTAAGTAGCTTTGATGCTTTGCTCACTACCAGTATATTCTAGCAAAGGCTTGTCAAGGGATAAAGACACCTCTAGCGGAAAGACCGTATTTTGCAGCTCTGTAAGATTATCCGTAACAACCTTCTGGCTCATAACCTTATCTGTAGCCATCCCTGTTTCCTGAACAACAGAAACTTTATCAAACTTCTTGGCAAGTTCCGTGTTCATCGTTTCCTTATCAGCTTTCTTTGCTAAAGCCTCATCAACATCGGTCGTATTAGCCTTGCGATTGATGGCATCCGTAATCGCCTTCTGGCTCACAAGCATAGTTGTGCTAGCACCCAATTCCTGTGCAACGGAAACAAGGCTCTGTACAGTCCAAGATTTACCGTCCTCGGTCAGCAGCACGTTGATGCCCTGTGCTACATTTTGATTCCCAAAGTTAGCATATTTTCCACCTTGCAGCGCAAAATAAAACATCTTTGCAGCCGAACTATCTGGCACGGTATCAGCAGTAGCCACCCCCATATAGGTAGCACCCTTGATGGTCTTGAAATGTTCGATGATATTGGTGATAAGCTCATCCCAGTAGCTATCCCTCTGAGCATTCACACACCAAGTACCTCTGTCCGCATTCCAGTAATGCGCCCAGCCATCAATAGCCACGTAGTCACCTTCCACGCCTCCCGAAGGAAACTTCTGGTTCACCTCGTATATACTGCCAAACTCCCCCTTGTAGTGAGGACTTGTTTTGTCTATATCATTAGCCATATCTTGTTAAATTTGTGATAATTGGTTATACTTCTCGCCCAGTTCACTCTCCTTCTTACTTATCAAGAAGATAGAGATGGCACGATAGATGAGATACATCTTACACTCGTCAGTTAGTGCCAGAATGATTTTCTGGTCTTTCACCGTTTTCCCATCCTTTTCAAGCACATCCTTCACCTTTTGATAAGGAAGGTATGTGAATAGTTCCACTTCATGGTCATACACCTTGTTTGTAGGCGTATCATGGTTAGCAGAATACCGTCCAGCAGTCCAGTACATCAGTACTCGCTTTCCTGTAGTAGGCGAAACGGTTATCACGCCCTTCGGCTTCTGCGGTGTCCCCCTAGTCCATCGAGAGGCTTGCATCTGAGCCTCCTTGCTTCCTGGGTCCATCAAAGCCACCAACGAGGAAGACCAACTTTTCAGCCTCAGCTCCACCAGCCTCAGCCAATCGTCTGGTATCACAAGGCTACCATGCCCATCGGTGTATTGCGTCTGAATGGCATCATAATCTTGTTTACCGTTTTCATTTAGCGATGCCACTACCCTCTTGGGCTGTAGCATCTGCGGTGGTGCTTGCAACAAAAGCTGCTGTGCAGCAGTCTCGATGGCTTGCTTCATTTCCTCGTCCGAATCATCGGCAAATACATCGTTCTGCTCATCATGCTTCACCTCGTCCAGCGCAAGCCTCATTTCCTTTACAAGGTCACTCATAAGAACTTCCATAAGCAAGAAACCTATTAACTATAAATTATAAACTATAAACTAAAACTCAATCACCATACCCAGTTCCTTAGCCTTCTCCTTCACACTCTCAGGCGATTTCAGTTTCCTTACATCCACCTTGAAGGTCTTCTGGAGATAGTTTTTAGCCTTGGTAATGTTCTCGAAGCGAAGGGCGTTCTCGTCCTTCACCTGCTCTTCTTCATGTTGCTGCACCTGTTCCTCCTCGGGCAGACTCTCATCCTTGATGCGTCCAGCCTTCGTTAACGGATGCTTTCTGATGCAGTCTGCCACCTGCTTATTGTCCGTGAGGTAAGAATATGCATTGTTACTGCACCTCTCAAACTCCACGCTCTTGATAAGTCCGCTTGGCAGAGTCACCACAAAGATGAGCATACTGTTTGCTACAAATCTATACATATCTTTTGTGTTTATGGGTGAAGGGATAGCGAAGCCTAGTCCGAGGGCTATTGTTCCCATCTAGAGCCTCAACTATCCCCGAGTTTTGATATATGTTAGAAAACTATCAGCTCTCTTTGCTTTGATTAAGCAGCCTCCTGAATCTGCTCATCGGTCACACCGTCTTCGGTGAAAGTTGGACGAGATACACGTGCATGGGCATCAGGGAATGTCAGTACCCAACAGCTATACTCTTCCATAACCACACCTGCAGTGTTGCGAATCAGGAGATCCTTAGCGTTAAACTCATTTCGTGACCAAGTACCAAATACGTACTTGTCAAGATAACGAGCATCCAGGCAGAAGGCTCTACCATCCATGCCCCAACTATTGAAGGCATCGTGGCGATAGATGAGAATCTTAGTTCCCATGCTCTCAAACTTCTCGAAGTCAAGTTTCCATCCCTGGTAGTCCTTTTCTGTCTGTGTAATGATACGCTTGTTAGAGCGGAGATTAGCAAATGCCTGATAAATCAGGTTGTCTACGAAGAGCAACTTGGTACGGCTGGAGTTACCAGCACCCTTCAACATGGATGCAATAAACTGGGTCAACTCCTTCTCGCTAATCACATACTCATATACCTGCTTTACCTCTTCCTTTGTACCACCGGAAGAAGTATCATCAGGTACGGTCACTTTTACGGTTACAGGAACAAGAGTACCATCAGCCTGCTTACGCATCTTTGGCTCCCAGTGTCCAATCTGCAAATCCTTACCTGCTTCCCAGAAGATGCCACCCATGGTATAAACAAGACCTACATCCTTGCCACCATTCGACATAGAGCGATAGCCAAACAGTCCGCTCAGCTCCTGACCTTGGCGCATATCGTCCATAGCCATCTTCTCTTGGCGAGTGAAGTCCCACTGTACCTGTGTCTTGCTCATACGGTCGATAAGAGACTCCTCCACCTGCATGATGAATCGCTGACAATACTGGAAGCTCTTGTCTGGCATAGAGTAGTAGCTGCCAGTCTCTACCTCTTTTTCACCAGCAGCTCGTCCCAGTCGCATTACGACAGTACCAGCCTCAATATCCTCAGGAATATCCCGGTTTCCACGACTGGCATTCTTCTTACCATTCAGCGCATAGCATGTAGGGTTTCCATCGTTATCTACCTCTGTTACACGCAGCTGCAAAGGAATCATCGTGCTTCGGTCAGTACCGTTGTCCTGATAGCCAAGACAGCTTTTAATCATAATGATGTCACCAGTACCAAACACTGTCGCATTTTCCACCGTTAGCTTTACAGAGCCACCGTTTGTAGTTTTACTTAACTTCGCTGCAAGTTTTGTTTTGATTGGTCGCTGACCGATGGAATAGTACTCAATGCGGTTACTGTCCACAGGAGTCATTCGCTTCGAGGCTCGAAGAATCTGGTCGATTGGGCAACTCTCCAGCTTCATTTCCACCACGGTAGGGTTCACATGAGCCACATAGTAGTCCCAGTTGTTCATCTTCTCCTGTTGCTCTTGGCTTGCAGCCTGCCACTTTGGACCCGTGCCACCTACACCTGGTCCTTCCGTTGGACCTGTAGGGCCACCGCCACCTGCACCTTCTGGAATATTAGGAGGAGTTTCCGCCATAGCATAAGAGCTGCCACCACTCAGAATCATGACGAAAATCGCCATCATGAATCCAAACCATTTCTTAAACTGTTTCATAATCTACAATTTTTTAAAATATTAATTATTAACTATAAATTCTTAATTGATAAGAGCTACATTCCAACCATCTGGCTATACACCTGTTCGGTTCGGCTCTTCTCCTTCGGAAGAGAAGGAGCACCACCGCCACCATTGATATTGATGTTCCGCTTGCCTCCCTGTCTTCCATCATGTAGCTGCTTCTGCTGGTCGATTTTCTCGTTCTTGCCACGCTTATAGCCTCTATCCTCGGCATCAGCCACTGCCTTGTCGAAGTCCTTGATTTGGAAGAGACGCAAGAAGTCTGCCTTCTTCAAGCCATACCGGGCAGCACGCCATACGAATCCATCATCATCGTGGTCTTCGCCATCATCGCTACGCTTATACATCCACTCTATCAAGTCCTTGATAGCCTCGGGCTTAATCTTGGCTTCCTTCATGGCAGCATCCAGCTCCTTATCCTCTTGCTCCATGTTGGCTGCAAGAGTCTCCTTGCCCTTGGCTAGCTTCTCACTGGCTGCAAGCTTTTCCTTCTCGCTAGTCTTCAAGCGTTTCCTAGCCTCATCGTCACCATTGATGGCTTCGATGTAGTCCTGTCCTAGCTCGTCTATCAAGTAGTCGATAAGGTTGAAGTCGCCACCATCGGCATTTTTCTTTGTAATGAGACCTGTCACCAGCCCAGGCGCATGAGGATTTTCTTTCAGCATGTTGTTGAAGTCGTCCATCCTTTTCTTGCTTTGGTCGTACTGGTCGTAATCGGTCGCAATTTGGTTATAAACAGCCTCATCATCGTCCATATTCAGGTCGGGATAACGCTGAGCAAGACGCTCTCTGAAAGAATCTCGCTTTGATTTAACATTCTGATTATCAATCGTTTCTTTTGCCATAAACGTTCGTTTTTAATATTTGTGTGCTAAATTAAGCAGAATTTCGCATTACTTTGTGATAAGTTCTGCATCTTGATGAATTAATTTTGTTGGCATGAAACATCTAAATTCCATATCCGAAATTTACCTTAAAAGAGACCAGGAAATGTTTCTGCTCTTTCGTAAGGCCAAGAGGATGGTAGAATATCCTACCACCATGGCTAAGATATGCGATTACATCGCCAAGATGCCAGCCTCTTGTTATTATCTCGCTGATAGCACAGCCTATCGGTATGTTTGCAAGCGCATCAAGGGGGAAAAGCCTAAGTTCGGCAAATACCAAGCCATGAAGGAAAAGCTCTTCGAAGCCTTCTATCAGGATTTCTTGCGCCTCCGGCAGATGGAACAATACAAGGAATACAACACCAAGCATCTTGTGTATGTGTGCCTAGACCTTCCTGCGCCCAACATGGGGATGGCACCTCGCTACATACAGATGAAAATCAACAATTATTTCCGCAATAAGAAAACATCATTCATCACTCGATAAAACTCTCATTCATCATGCGTACATTATATATAACACTCCTCATCGTCCTCCTGATGGCTTTCATCATTCCGCTGCACGCCAATCTTGCTGTGTCGCCATCCTCGCCTCAATACTCCCATTTCGTTTACATGTTCGGTCATGCCAACTTCATCCATTGGGCTGTTAATGCCTGGTGCCTCCTTATGGTGCATCGTCTGTTTCGCTTTCATCGAGTGCTGGCTTCGTGGCTTGCCTCCGTTGGTCTCTCCTTCCTTTATTATCCGTCCCTCCCAGTCTTGGGCGCATCGGTCATTATATCTTTCTTCATGGGCTTCACCGCTCCGTGGCTCTACAGGCGAAAACTCTTAGCCTTCTGGCAGATGCTCATCCTCCTAGTGATTGGATGCCTGCTCCCTCACATTGCTGGCATCTATCACCTCATCCTCTTCGCCCTAGGCTTCATCTACGCCAAGACAGAAGGATTCATTCGCAAGTCTCAAAAACTCAACATTTAACATTCAACACTCAACATTAAAAATAAAAAAATGCCAGTAGCAAAGTCTTCATTAAAGGTACGACCTCAGCAGCAGATTTCCGAAAAGAAGCTCAAAGAACTTCTAGAGGAAGATAAGAGAAGGCTCACAAGCCTCCTCGCTAGCTATCGTCCCATTACAGGAGAAAACGCCCCTGGTCTTCGCTTTGAGTGTGTCATTGAGGATTTCTTGAAGGGCAAGAAACTATGGCTACCTGTAGAGATGTTGAAGGAAAAGAAGTTCTGCGCCATCATCAAGTGCGGTTCTATCTCTGCCTTCTGCGAGAAGTACATGGCAGACCTGGATCAAGAAAAGGCACGCGATGCAGTATTCCGCTATCTCATCCGTCTTCGCTGCAAGCACGATTTTTATTTCTTCGCCTACGCCTATGCCAGAATCAAAAACAAGGATGGTGGCGATGATATACCTTTTCTTCTTCGCAATGCCCAGATTAAGTTAGCCAAGGTCTTCGAGCAGTTGCGCCTTCATAGTCAGTACCGCTATATCCGTGTCATTCTCTTGAAGTGTCGCCAATGGGGTGGTTCTACCCTCACCGACATCTACATGGCATGGCTGCAAATCTTCTGGAAGACCAACTGGAACAGCAACATCGTGGGTCACCAGTCTTCTTCTGCTACCCAGGTGTTCGATATGTACGAGAAACTTATCAACGCCATCCCTACATGGCTCTTCTACGACATCGGGCAACCATTCAAACCTGATACTCGCAAGTTGAAGACTTCTGGCACCATTCAGAACATCAAGTACCTCATCCCTCGTTCCTGCAAGATTCAGACTGGTTCGGCTCGTAACCCTGAGTCCTGTCGTTCCGGTGATGCTGCCCTCGCACATATCACCGAGGAAGCCTTCTTCCCGAATACTACTGAGTGGACCCCGGCAAAGGTTATCAAGGCTGCTTCTTCATCCATTCAGCCAGACCCTCTTACCTTCATTGTCCGTGAGTCCACCCCTAATGGTCGTGAAAACGAGTTCCATGATGCTTGGGTAGCTGCCAACTCCGTGGATAAGGATGGCAAACCTCTCTCTGCTTATACGCCTGTCTTCGTGGCATGGTTCGAGATTGAGAAATATGTACTCCCATTCGCCTCCGAGGATGAGCGTGCCGATTTCATCATCTGGCTGTGGAAGAATCGCAATGACGAGCAAGGTCATGGAAAGTATTATTGGTGGCTCTACGAGTGCAAGGGCGCTTCCTTCGAGGGCATCCATTGGTACATCGAGAAGTCCAAGGAGTATGAGACTCTTGACGATATGCGTCAGGAGTTCCCTTCCGATGATGTGGAAGCCTTCCTCTTCTCCGGCACAACAGTCTTCGACCCTTATAAGTTGAAGGAAATGGAAGAGGACTGCAAGGGCATCGAGCCTATCATGGTGGGCGACATCGAGGGAGATTCCTACGATGCAGCCGACCCTGCTTGCATGAACAACATCCGTTTCGTAGAGCGTTCCGGTGGACCTCTCAAAGTTTGGGCTGGACCCGACAACTCCGAGATTGTCAAGCATCGTTACATTGTAGCCTGCGATATTGGTGGTTCACATAAAACCTCCGACTTCTCCGACATCGTGGTGCTCGACCGCTACGATGAAATCTATGGTGGTGTTCCCGAGATTGTAGCCGAATGGCATGGTCACTGCGATGCCGACCAACTCGCCATGCGTTGCGCCCAGATTGCTCATTTCTTTAATGATGCCTTCCTGGTTATCGAGAACAATACCGCTTACTCTCGTATGAACAATACCGAGGGCAACCAGTCAGAGCTGTTCTTCCCTATCCTCATCCCTCTCTACAGTAATCTGTATAGTGCCTCTCAGTCCAAGTTGAAGAAGGTGAAGAACATTGAGACCAAATGGGGATTCAATACTAACAAGGCTACCAAGGTGGCAGTAGTGAAGACCATGGCACGCATCATCCGAGACGGTGGCTATATGGAGCGTGAGCTTGCAGCCATTGATGAATGCACCTACTTCCTCTATTACAAGCAGAACAACTGCTATGGTGCCATTGCTGGCAAGCACGATGACCGTGTGATGGCTAGAGCTATCGCCCTCTACGTGGAAAAGGATATGCCAGCACCGGAAATCGTTCCATTCCGTTCAAAGGCAGAGATAGAGCGTGAACGCCTCCGCAACCGTCCACCTGTAGTAGCCGAGCTGTCAGGCATAGGTGGTGGCAGCTAGCCTCTATCCTGCCAGCAGCATAAGCCACCCCTTGTATAGCCACCGTTCCAGGCGATTCTATCGCCTGTCCATATAAGTTAATAATTAAAAGTAAAAAGAAAAATGAAACAAAGTTATTCAAACCTGCTGCGTAAGATGGTCATAACCATCTACCAGCCTATTGTTACTCGTATCGAACTCTTCCGCTCCACTCGTATGTGGCAGAAGGGAGTGAAAGCCACCCTTGCTAAGTACAAGGAAGGTGGTGCGCCTCGCTTCTACATGCTCTACGACCAGTCTCACAAGGATTGGGCGATTATGACCTACGACCCCAACCGCAAGGGTATGCTCGCCTACCGTCGCCTAGTCCAGCTTGGCAAGTGGAAGGCAACACGCTACTTCAAGAACGTGAAAGACATCAAGGCTGCATCTTTCTACTACACGCCATCCAAGTGGGGAGCAATCGGCTGCGATGCCGACAACAAGGTTAGAGCCAAGAAGTTGAAGCAGTGGCAAGACTATTACATGTATCGTGTTTCCGTCCCGATGGAAAAGCTACGCTCCTACAAGAAGAAATATGGTATAGCTTAAGCCCACACAAAACAAAAGGAAGAGAAAGCCATCACGGTCTCCTCTTCCTTATCTTTTTACCTTTAAACTAAAACCTAAAAACAATCTACTAACTAAAAACTTACGAGTTTATTATGATTCTAAGAACTTTCCTTTTATGTGCCCGATGATGGCAAAGTTGCCAAGTCATTTACACCATCGCTTGCATCTTTCAGGTGTGTTGCTGGCGTACCTGCCTGCTGGTGTCCAGCTCCTGCTGTAGGCATTTCGCCATTCGCTTGCTGCTGCGCTTGCATCGCCTGTAGCTTCTCTAGCTGTTCCTTGAAGTACTTCTTCATTCTGCTAGTACCAGGGAATTGTCCTACGGTAAGCATCGTATATGGGTCCATCTTACCGCTAACCATCATCTGCCAAGCCATATCGTTATTAGCATTTCTGATAAGTGGACTATAAGCGTCCAAGTCGATGGAAACATCTAAATCCATATCCCTCATGGTCTCTGGATTGAAATGTGTCTCGAAATCGTCCCCTGTCAGTTTCACGCTATCCGCTGAGGTACAAAACTCTTGTATGAGATACAGCTTCTTCTTGGCGATTCTCACCTTGAAGTTATTGAAACTCTCCACAAAATCTTGTATTGTGGTAGAAGAACTTTCCCTTTCCAGTTGGTATTGCTTACCGCTAGTGTTGCGATGAACGCCTTGCAGAGCACCCTGCACGCCTGTACCCTCACTTGCCATGGTCTTGGCGAAGTTAACCATGAAGTCAACTCCTGCCGGAATACTCTTGTTGACCAAAGTCTGCGGTGGCTTGCCTCCGTTTTGGGAGTTCCACAAGATGATGCCATCTGTTTTGGTATAATTCACTTGCATTTCATCGATGCTTTGCTTTTCGCTCAGAGCATTCTCATCCACAAGCATCGTACCCTTGGCACCATTCGCTACGATGAAGTTTATCATCATCATATAGTGGTTCAAGGTACGCTGGTTGTTCTCGGCACGCATCGAGAAACTTCTTACCTCGCCATTCAGGCAAGGATATGCCACGAAGGTATATGGCATAATGGAAGTTCTGAAACCGTCTCTCAGAACATAGTAAGGCGATTCCCTCGCATCCAGCAGATAGCCATTCGGAGTTAGGTATCTTCTGTACCAATAGGTCTCAACCTCATCCTTCATTTCGATGGTCTTAAGCTCTGATGGGTCCACATAATAGATAGGCTCACCGTTCTCATCGAGCACAGGCAGACCGTTCTCGTCCTTCATGATGTTGGCTTCCTCTAGCTTCCGCTTCTTCTCCTCGTAGAAAGCTCGTTGGTCGGGAGAGGCATATCCGCTAGTTCCTGCATCCCAGTCATGCACCCAGATGGCTGGTCTAGTCTCCTTCGTCCATATCTCCAATACCCTGTACTTGCCGATTACCGAAGAATGGGTAAAATCGTCTATCCCTGCATACTGCGCTTCACCATTCGGGTGATAAGTCTGTTCTGGAGCGAAATGATGCTGTGTCTGTAGATATATCTCGCTCAGTTTGTCCACCTCTGCCTTGCTTCCATCGGTGAAGGTGGCGATTATCTCTCGCCAAGTCAAATCGTGAGCCTCAGCGATAAATTCTATGTCGCTCAGGTCATACTTGAAGAAAGGTGGCAACGCTATCTTAAAGATGTCCACCATGTAGTCAAAGATGCCATTCTTGCCATCCTTCCTGCCATAGTAGGTTTTCATGCCCACGAAGGCGAAGACACAGAAGGCATAAAACATTCTGGCATCTAGCTCCTGTCGGTCGTTCAAGTTGTCGTTCTGCCGAAGGTATTCATTGAAGAAATTGATATAGTCCTCCTCGTTGGGGTCTACGGCACTGCAAGAGGCTGTACTGCGCTGCTGGCGCACAAGTCCTACGAGAGAAAGCAGCTTGTCACCTATCACATCATATTCCAGTATAGGCATACCCTTCATTTCCATATACTGACGGATGCTTATCTTTCTGCCGTTCCACTCTATCAGTTCTTCCAGCTGTCTGCCCATCACGAAGTCCTGCGCTCGCTTCCACTTCTTTCTCAGCTCTGCGCCATCATAGAAGTATTGGCAAGCCCATTCTATCAGCCGAAGGTTGCTGTCCGTCTGGGCAAACCGCTCCCTGCTCACTCCCTCCAGGGAGTCAGGTCCAGGCTCGGCATAGTTCGAAATATCATTTATAACACGATTATCTGGCATAATTCTTAATTTTTCGCCAAAAATACCGCCTTTTTCTCACTTCTTAGTGATAAGTTGCGCAACTTAACATTACTTTCTCATATTTTCCCCTTATTTTTGTTCCGCAATTCTTTTAAATGTAGAATTTCTAATATATTAGATAGTATGAGTAAATCAATCAATGTTCACGAAGCCTGCGTCATCACAAAGGATGATAAAGGCAACCTCTCCCTGGTAGGCAAGGCGAAAGAAGCCCTCACCACCTTGAAGAAGAATAAGGTTTCCGTCTGCATTCTTCTCTGTGACAACAAGAAGGAGGATGTGGAGAAGTTTCTTAACGACAATAATGTACCATTCTCCTCTATCTACACCAAGGAAGAGACCGACAAGGATGGCAACACAAAGCATGTTGACCCACCAAAGGCAGATGTCACCATCATGCCAAGCTCCAAGGTTATCACCCTTCGAGACGATTGGCAGTGGTGCTTGGATGATATTGCCCAACGTCTTTGGGGCGAAAAGAAGAAAGAAGCTCCAAAGAGTGAACAGCAGAGCATGGACGAAGCCATGAAGCGTTACATCGATTGGGCAAAGCCAAAGAAGGCAGAAGCCAACGGACCCGCCCAGATAGGTTAGTCATCGCTCCAACATCTTCAAAATACGATTTTCATTTTTTATAAAAATATAATTTATTTGGAATTTAGAATTTTACGACTATCAAAAAGGGACTCGCTGTGAAGCAAGTCCCTTTTCTTTTTCTGAGTATCGAGTAAGCCCTCGTAGCTTTTATCATGCCGGACTACTCCATTCCGTTTAATGTTTCAATCAGCTCCTTTCTGGTCTTGCGAATCTCCACCATTTTGGCGGCATCGTTCTGACCATTCATTTGCTTCTTGGCTTTGTTCATCTTCTTCTTAGCAGCAGAGATAGCCTTTCTAGCTGCAAACAGTCGCTTGTTGGTCTTGCTGTTCTTGAAGGCATTAGCCTTCGCCTTGTCAACATCCTTCAAGCGTAGATACTCATCGTAGGTCTCCATCGTTCCGTTCCATACAGCCTGTATTCTCCAGTCCTCTGTCACATCCTCAGATTTCGCCTTCATCAAGTACTTATTTTCAGCCTTTTCCATCTCCTTCAAATCATCCTCCCCATTTAGGTAGCTCTGCACCATGTCCAGTGCCTCCTTCTGGGTGAATGCCTTATACTCGCTTTGAGAGAGGAATTTCTTCATCTTCTGGCGCATCTTCTTCTTTTCCGTGATACTCTTAGCCTCATCGAAGCGTTCGCTAGCCACCTGCAAGGAAGTAATGCCATCCTTCATTTCAGCACTCTCCAATGCCTTCACGCTACCGATGGCTGCTTTTATCTGCTCCTCTGGGTCAATGCCATTGCGCTCACAGCTCAGGTAGGTCATTACCACGCCTTCCATGTCACCGCTCAGGATGAAGTCCTTGAAGTAGCTCTGAGCCTTCCAAGGAGAGAATCCCTTTGAGGATGGGAAGAAGAAGTCCACTGCCTTAAACTCCTTGTTCTCTTGGCTCGGAATCAAGAACGGTGCCCAGTAGAGCGCATCCTTGTAGAGCAGACCGATGGTCTTGCCATACTTTCTCTGTATCTCCTGGTCGGCATGACTGGCTTGGAAGTCGCTCAGATAGTTTATATCGTCCAAGGTCATTCTCACCATTGGGTTCGCCTTGCCTATCATTCTCTGCACCATCGGGCCAGGGAACTCTAGTTCTCCCTTATGGTTGAAGAGATATTCAGGCACCTCTCGGAACTGCTTACCATGTCGGATATACATTTCCGTTCCGTCCGCATATCTGCCCATAAAGATTTTGCTCTGCTGTCCTAGGCTGTTTCCCCTCATCAGATAGTCATACCATTTCATGCCATCAGGATAAGCCAGTTCGTAAGGGCTACGGTAGTTAGGGTTGGTCTTCCTTATCTCCTCAGCCTTCTTGCGCTCCTTCTCCTCGTCCAGGGCACGGAAGGCGGCATTGAAAGCATTGGCGAATCCCTCATAGAATATCATAAAACCGATTCCGTAGCACAGCAAGGCTGAAAGTTGTCTTGACAATCTTCCCCAATCGTCAGGCGTTAGCTTGCCTTTTCCTCTTGTTGCTGCCCACACATTCTTGTAGTAGTTTTTGAAGTTCTCAAAGGTCGCCTCGTTCCATACTGACCCAAAACCTGTGAGTGCAAGGAAGTGGCGAGTAGTAGAAGCGTTCCAGTCTGGTGAAAGAAGAACTCTTCCTGCATAGCGCAAGGTTCGATGGCTGGCACCAAGCACATCCCAGTGCTGACCTCCAAACATATCGTTCACAAACTGTCCGTCCTCATCCAGGGCTTTACCCAGTTGCTCGTCCGTCCATCCGTATTTTTTTGCACGTACCTTAGTTCTATCCGCACGCATACGATAGGTTGCAAGTTTCAATCCATCGTGCAAGAAGTCCCACAAGGCTACATCCATGCCTTTGTTTAGCATAGAAAACATCTGTGTGGCTACTTCGAAAGGAATTGTTGCTGTACCTACTGCCATTCCTATTTTTCCACGCTCTTCCAACTTCTGCTGCAACTTTTGGGCAAAATCACGCCAATTATCGAACATGTTCTGCACATCCGCTGCTGCATAGTCGTTGGTCGCTCCGAACTTCACCAAATGGGTTGCAGCCTCTTGGAAGTCCTGCGGATTGGCGAAGCATGGCAGCTGATGATTCTTCATCGTATCGACAAAAATGTACTTCATAAAGTTGGCAAGAGCCTTCTTGGGTCCATACTCTACCATGTTCTGCACCATATACACCTCGGTCAGTGCTCCTGCATGGAATCCACTGAAGCCCAACTCCAACTTCTTCATGCTCGATGCCATAGTATCAAACGCCTTCCAGAAAGGAGTTGACTGATAGGTATCGAACACGACTCCGAATCTATCTCCTGCACTTGCCTCCGAATAGAGCACCTTATCCTTGCCAGTGATAGGGTTCTTCACCTTCATCTGCTTAGGCGATACATTATATACCCATACAGGACCCACACCCGGAATCTCGAAGTATTTGTATTGCTCCAAGTTGAAAGGTGCAACCGAAGAAAGCAGTGGGTCAGAAGAAATAATCTCTCCGTCCTCGTTGCGCTCGATTACGTTCAGTCCGCTCACCTCTTGGAGCATCGTCTTGTTAGCCCAAGCCTCGATGTTGCTTCTGCTGTAGTAAGCCATCATCTTGGTGATGTCCGTGGTCTTAGGCACAAGTCCTACTTCCAAGCCTTCCATGATGGTGTTTATCTGGCGTGGCTTCTCGTTCGGGCTTTTTGTGCGCTGTCTGTTCTCCACATACATGGCATAGGCATTCTTATCCGATTTTTCCTTATCCCAAAGGTGGTTTACGTAGTCCACGGTGAAACCGGTGTCTGCCTTCAAGGTATTGTTGTCCTTCAACCAGTCGAAGGTATAGTTATACCAGTCTCTGATGGAATCAAGCACGCTCTTCATCGGCTCGCTCAGATTCTTGTAGTCCACACCGTAAGGAGTGATACGGTTCAATATGATAGGCAAAACATTCTTATTCAAGATGTCCGTACCATCGATAGGCACAAATCCAGGTTCTTTCTCATGGTTGCCATTGATGATGTCAGCCATCTTGCTAGCCACCTCGGATGCGCCCTTCATATCATCGAAGAGTTCTACCTCTTTTCCATCCTTCAGCTCCGTGTGCTTCTTGGCAGTCACCTCGGCAAGTTGTGGGCGAAGTTCCTGTATAGCCTCCACATCGTTAGGAGTGATATGGATATGTCCCTCACCAAACACACCTGTAGAGTTCAGCTTGTAGGCGATTTCTCTGATGCGTCTTGGTGCCTCTATTATATAAGGTATAGCCTCAGCTAGCTTTTCAGCCTTGTTTGGCTTGCCTTGGTAGTCGGAAAGCAATTTATCGAAAGCACCGCTCTCAGCCATCTTCTCGATGCTGTTCTTCACATCATTGATATAGATGGCATCGTCTGCGCTAGCCTCCTCCATATTCTTTCTACGATGGATAACCGCATGTTTCACGGTGGTTGCAGCTCCCTCCTTGCTCACATCGGTACTAGTCACCTCTGCCAAGTCCTGCATCACTTCCTGCTCCAAGGCATCAGCCTCTGGATTGGTCTCGGCTGGGTATATCTTGCCCTCGTACAAGTCTAGGTCGGCATCGTTCTGCTCGTTCAGTTCGTGTCTAGTCAGCCAGTCCTCATACTTCTGTCTAGCCTCGTCCTGCTTCTGCTTCTCGAAGGCGAACATATCAGCCATAGGGTTCTCCTTGATAAGGCGTTCCCATTCCTTCTTGCCCTCGGCATCCTTATCGAAGTCATAGAACATAGGTGGCTCTGGGTCTTCCTTATCCTCTCGGGCTTCCTTCCATCGCTTCCATTCCATCACTCGCTTCATGTATTGGATGGCACTCTCGCCCTTCTTCTGTCTCGGCTTGCCCTTGCCAGCACCATCAGCTAGCGCATCCTTGATTTCGGCATTGCTAGCCTGTGCCATCATAGCCTCCTGCTTCTCCTTCGGCATATTGTCCCAAACGTGCAGAGCCTTGCCAGCCTTCATCAGGTAGTATCTCAAATCCTTGTCATTGAGAAGTCCCGGCACTCGAACACCCAGTTTCTTAAGCACCTTGATGAGATAATGCTTAATCTTAGTCCACAGAGAAAAGTCCTCCGCTGTAGTTGGACCCTCCTCTGCAAGATGGGCAATATACTCCTGCGTACCTACATTGATGCGGTCAGGATTGCTCCAACCTGGATCATACTTGTTGGCGAAGTCGAGAATCTTGCCCCTCGTCTTCTTATCTACAGACTTATATACGAAGTCCGCAAACTTTCTCACGCCCTGCTCACCACCAAGCAGCACTTCCATACCCTCATGTCCTATCTTCTCATGCAGTACCGTTCTCTCGGCCTCGTTGGCATCAGCACAGTTAGGCAGATAAACATGCACCGTGTGAGTAGTTGGGTCATACCATCCGGTAGCCCCATTCTTCACATCGCTCAGATAAGCATCAGGAACCTCATCCACAGAAGTGTAAACCGTAGCCTCAGCACCACCCAGTTTGTTGGCAGTATTCACCACCCGGTCACTCACCTGTTTCTGCATGTCAGCATCCCAGCTATTCTTAAAGATAGAGCTGCCAAGTCTAGCCAGTACATTCCTGCCGGATAAGTCATCCTTATTCAGCAGAGGAGCAATCACGCCCTTGGTCAACTGCACCGGAATACCATTGCCAATGATGGTATGCGCCAAAGATTCCGTCTTAGGCAACAGATAGTCATCGCCCAGTCCGGTTATTCTAGCCAATACCCTGCCATCAGCACGCAACACCTTTCCACCCGGCATGATGATAACGTCTCCGCTTTTGGTTCTCAGCGTTGGCAGAATCTCATCCCCATAGGCATGAGGAATCTTTCCGTCTGCATAGGCACTGCCCATTACGTAAAGAGGCTTCTCCACCTTCTGCCAGTCAATACCGTCAGCCTTCAATCTGGTGTCCATCCATGGTGCCACACCGTTTTTCTTCTCCGTCAGGGTAGGAAGAATATCCGCCACAGCCTCTAGCCATCCACCCTTGCGTGGCTGCTTCTTAGGCTTCTCCGGCAGTTCTCCCTCCTTCACGGCTCTGACAATCAGTCGCTCCCTGCTGGTATAACCACCAAAATCTGCGGCATTATAAACGTCAGCATCCCATTTGTAGCCATTCTTGTCAAGTGCCTGGGTGATAATCTTCATCGCCTCAGAGTCCTTGTAGCCCTTCACGTTCTCAATGGTCACCACTCTCGGTTTCACGGCATCAATGAAGTCGGCAGTACTCTTGGCAGTCTCCTTGTCAAGCTCCACCTCGCCCCCATTGCTCTTAGCCTGCGAGTAGTTCTTGCATACAGGTGAAGCATGGAAATACTCCACCTCACCATCAATATGCTTCACCAGTTCCTTAGGGTCCACGTCTCTCACGTCAGCCGTAACAATATGCTGTCCGAAGTTGTTGCGATACACGCCACTTATCTTTCGGTCATACTCCACAGCCACCACTGGGTCGATAATGCCCTTCAATCCCTCTTCTACCAGTCCACCACCACTAAAGTAGGTGCCGGCCTTCATCAGCGAATCAGGGTGCTTCTTCAACTTCTGCTCCAAGATAGGAGATTGTGCATTTTTACCATACACCTTAGAATAATGCACACCATCATTCTCACCTCCTACGATTCTGCCTCTGTTATCGGTCTCCACAAATGGCACACCTCGCTTCTCTAACTCTTTTCTCAGACTTGGAGTAACCACATTCGAAGGCATAGTGATATTCTTGCCCTTGAACATATTATTGACGATAACATCAGCCACCTCGCTGTCAGGCACAATACGCACAGGCTTATCCCAACGAGAAAGCACCACCTTGCGCTTGCCTGTCAACTGTCCTTGGATGATACCAGCCTTCCACTCTACTTCGCCCACGGCATCCTTGGCTTTATCAGCCTTGTAGCCACTGGTCAGCTCGCTCTTTGGCACCTCAACCTCTACGGTTACGATGTTAGGGCGATTCTGAGCCTCGCTAAACTGGTCATTCAGTGGAGTTCGAGAAGTATGAAGATAAGGATTGTAAGCAGCCTTAAGCGATTTACCATTACCCTTGTTTAGGGTAAACATACCCTTATCATCAGCAAGTTCTGGTCGCTCATCTGCCTGTTCCCACTTACCGAGTTCGATAGGTTCCACAAACTTGCCCTTCACCTTTGCAGCCATCGGTGGATAGAGTTTTCCATCCTCGCCTACCTGCATGGCACGATAAACCTTCACCGTGTCTTCTTTATCCAGCTTCTTGATGGTCTCAGGGTCTTTCACGATGCTATAGCTAGCATCATTCCCATTCATCACAATCTGCTCGTCACGGTTCACGTCCTCAGTTTCAGATGCCAAGGAGTTTCTGCGCTCCTCGTCCGTCATACCCAAACGCTTCTCCACATTTCTCGATTCTACCTCACCTGCCAACTTTAGGTATTCTTTGTAAGAATCAAAGTCAAAACGTGTACTTTCATTCAGGCGAAAACGTTTGATAGTATCATCCATACTTCTATCAGCATAGCCACGTGCAAAGTAATTGAAACCCTTAATACGTGTCTCTTTATCTGGAAGTTCATCAGACATATCTAAATCCTTATATTCCTCAACAAGGGCTTTTTCTACCTCCGATTGATTATACTCACCTCCCATTTCCTTGGCCTTTTCTTCCAATTCATGAGCATAAGCACGTGCCTTCCACTCGTCTTGCGCTTCCTTAAATTCTTTTTCCATTTGTTCAGGTGACCCACCTTTGCCAAATCCCTCTATATACTGGATAGCATGCTGAATCTCGTGATTCAAAATACTATTCATATATTTCAGCTCATCAGCATGAATGGTAATGGTGTTGGTCTTGGCATTATAATTACCATTTGAAGGCATATCGTTCATAATGGCATCCGTATCAATACGCACATCCTTCAACTGAGGATAAGCCTCAAAGAGTTCAGGCGCATCAATGACATTAGTAAGTTTACCATCATTCCAAAGCATATCGTCATCAAAACGCTTAACAATATTACCACCGCCAATATCCTTCATATCCTTAATCTTAGCATCCGGCATTTCATATCTCCACTTGCCATCAGCTCCACGTTCCCATCCGGTAGCCAGCTTGATAGCCTTGGCATCCTTCTTTGCTTCTTCCATCTGCTTAGCAACATCCAGATTATCCATGCGGATAGTTTGCTCCTCAGCCTTATCAGCCTCAGCAGCTCCCTTCTCTCCAGCAAACATGAAGCGAATATCGCTCTTGCGAGAATTGAAACGCTTAGAAGGAGGAATAACGTCACCCTCATCATCATAGGTAACAAGGTCGTTCAACTTTCTATTATTCTTGGCATTCTTGTATTTATACTCCTTGCCATCATCAAAGCCAAACTCGTTTGCGTCATTACCATCCCACCACAGTTGAGTAGCCGGAACTTCGTCTTCAATGATACGATATTTGCCATCCAGTCGGTTCGTTCCGTGCATTTCGGCATATTTCTTAGAAGGAGTAACCCAGTCACCATTACGCAACTTTCCTTCTTTCACAGAAGTTGGAACAGCACGATAAACCTTTACCTTAACATCCTTCTCGCCATTCTTAATGGCATCAATAGCCGTATTGATGGCTTTCACAGATTCCAATCCATGAGGAGTGTTCTGCGAATAACGCTCAGGGTGAGAGAAGTAATCATCCGGCTGAGGAGTGTACCCCAAAGCCATATCCTCCAGGTTTACATCTGAGCCACTGGATTCCCAATCGTCACGTCTCGCCTTGTCGCTTTCATATCCAGGGTTTCCCGGTGCAGCCCATGCACCTACGCCCTGATATGCGCTTTCGGTATCGTCATATCCCTTACGTCTGGAAGCCTCATCAAGCATTTCCCTGGCTGTAGCATCATCACCCTTAGCAAGAGCATCCATATACTGCTTGTCAAGTTTATCATCAGGAATCAAAGAAAGTTCCTCCAAGTGCTTTTTGCGCTTGGCTTCCTCTTCCTCTGCTCTCTTTCTAGCAGCTTCCATAGCATTACGCTCTGCTTCAACCTGCTTTCTTCGTTCCTCAATCATTGCATCAAGGTCGCCAAAATTCTCCTTCAAGGCTTCATTTATAGGTTTGGTGTACTTAACAACATCCTTAAATGAGAAAATGTTACCTTCATTTACCTGCATCAAGTGACGCTTTATATTGGCTCTGGCACGTGCAGCCTCAGCAGTAGACCCCTTCTTAATAGCATTGGCATACATTGCCACATCAGCCTCATCAACCCCAAATTGCTGAGATACAGCTTTTATTTTATCCTCTACAGATAAATTTCCACCATTTTCCTTGGTGATTTCAAAGGAATTGCGTATCTTTGCATCGCTATGAGGATTCAGGACGCTATCCTTTCCGCTTGGGTTATTTGCGGATGGAGTTAATGCCGAACCTTGATTCTCGCCCAAGGAATTAGAATCGCCTCTGAAACGATTCCATAGCATTTTTGATTCCGTTAATTCTTTCAACAATTTTGAAGGCTCTATTTGATGGGCACTGATTGAAACTTCATCCTCGCCTTGCTTTACGGTGATTGATTCAAAGTTCAGAATCTTTGTTCCATCTACTTTCTTGAAAGACTTTACAAACAGATACTTGGTCTGTCTTTCTGCACCTTCTTTAGGAGCAGGCTTCTCTAAGATAACATCTGGACGCTCCAAGGTAGGTTTCAATAGACCAAATCGTTTGATTCTGTCTTCTCTACCAGCCTTTTTATATTGGTTTTCACCTAACTTGATGCTACCTATTGGTGTATTGACACGACCATCCTTGCCGAAATCCTGTAACCAGTTATCCTCTGTATGTTCGAGGATTCTTTCAGGCTCGGCATTATCAGCCATCTGCTGGCGTAAAGACACTGCTTCGTCCTTGGTCATTTGACCTTTCAGCACGGTACGTGGGTCCACTCCCTGCGCCAAGTCTCTCAGCACAAGGTTACGAATATCCTCCAAAGTCATTTTCTTGATGTCCTCAGGCTTCCACTTCGTAAATGTATCAAGAGTCCAATACCAGAACTTCTTCAACCACTCCTTCAACTTATTGATAACACTCAGTTCCTTGGCTGTATCAAGCGGATTCTCCTTGATAGCATCCTTAGCCATCTGTTCCAGGATGGCAGCACCATCCTCGCCAGTCAAACGAGCAAAAGCCTCATCGCAAATCTCATCATCGCTCAGATGCTTATAGTTAGGGTCCTCCTTCAAGTCGGCAAACAACTGGGTCTGCATGATGAGTTTATCACCATGCTCAATAAGCTCCGGATTCATCTTCTTGGCAGCAGTACGCCAAAGATGCTGATACTCATGGATAGGAGTATTAGGATTCAGATGCTCCTGGTTCAGTACAATCTCCTTGCCATCAGTGTAGCCATAAACCACACCCTTGCCCTGCGCAAACTTGGTATTACCAACAATCTTCGCATTGTTCTCGTCAAAGATAACATAGTTGTAATCACCTTCCACAGCACCGCCATGAATCATTCCAGCAGGGTACTTGACACCAGTAAAGCCAGCCTGAGAAAGCAACTTACTTGCTACCTCTTGACTATTGAAAGCGGAACTAATCTCCTCATATAAGTCTGCTCCAGTAGCATTTGGATTGATAACTATTGTATTATCGTTGGCATCAGTAAACCTGATAATGCTTGACTTATCATCCTTATTCCAACCCTTCTGTTCGAGTACCTTTGTCAGATTATCAAACATCTGTTGTGGAATATTTTTATTTCTGCCCTTCCAGTCCAGATAGTTTCCATTATCATCAGGAATATCTACGTCATAGAGGTTGGCACTGGCAATATTAGGCAAATCTTCCTCCTTTGTATTGGCAATGATTTCACGAATACGTCTTTCTTCCTTTAAGTTTGCCTCAATATGAGTACGTTTTTCTTCTGAAATACTACTTTGGTTCAGTTTATTTTCATCACTTTTAATATCTACATCAAGTTCTTTCAAAACAAACTCCTTAGCATCTTCAAGAGACTCACTATTTGCTGTCTTCACAAAGTACTTATACCAGTTATCAGCAATAGCAGAACCCATATTCGGATAAAAAATAGCATTATTCGCTTTTCTACTCTTTGCACGACTTGCGTAGTCTTCTCCAATCTTTCTAGAGTTGGTAACATACACACCATGGCCAAAAGTCTCACTTCCTTCACCTTCCAAGACATGCGACAAGTCAAACTTATCAAAGTCAGCACCACTACCATGATAAGTACGCAAGAATCTCACTCCAGGCTGTACAATAGACTTCAACTGTCTGTCCAAATCCTTATATTTCGCAAACAAGGAATCAAGCTTATTTTGATATTTTTCAAAGGATTTATTCCTGCAATCATTCCAAACATTATCAGGAATATCGTTTTCAGAAGCCAGTCCATGCTCATCCATGTATTCCTTCATCAACAGATTTTGATACTCCACACGTTCCTGCCCAGTTAATTTATAAGCCTCCTCCGTCTCCTTAATCTGCTTCTTTAACTCGTTTCTCTTATTGGTCTGCTCGTCAATCTTATATGGGTCAAACTCAGAAGGAAAAGAGCCAGTAAGCCCAGCTACATTGTCCTCAAAGCTCTTGTCGAGATTGAACACCTTGTAGTTTCCCCACATCAGCCTATTCAGGTAGGTACGTTCCTTTCTTGCCAGCTCCTGCTTCTGGTAGTACTCCGGCATCTTATTCGGATTGCTCATATCCACCACGGCATACTGCGCCCATTTGTTTGGTCGCAACTCCTTGGCAAAGTTATAAGCATTCTCAGCAGCCTGCTTCTCCTCCGGAGTCTTGATTTTAAATCTCATCTCAGGATGATTCAGCAACATGGCAAGATTCAGATTATCCTGCGCCTCAGCCACCTTCTCCATATCCTCGTTACTAACCACCTTCACCGGAATGCCAGCCTTCTTTAGCATGGTCGATACAGCATCAAACGCTACCTTCTGCGCCTCCGTCATTTCAGATGGCTTCACCTCCTTCACATCACGGTCAAAAGATGCAAGAGGCACTAACTTATGTACGCCTACAGCAGTAAGATACCCCCTAGCGTTAAAGCGAGGATTCAACTCATAAGCACATACATTGTCCTTATCTACCCAAGAAACACCCTGGCGATACTTCTTTGTACCAAACCATTTTTTTTCGCTTGGATAGAGTTTATCCCCATTGATGTTAGAAGAAAGCATAGTATATCCATACTCAGGCTTATCTTCTCTATCTTGGTGGAAATCAAGCAAACGCTCTGCAAACTTCTGCATCTTAGGCTTATCTTCCTCCGAAGGATGCACATCATTCTCGTATGTATATTCCATATCTGAAATAAAGTCCTGATGAGCACCTTTCTTAATCATTGCATAGTCCGCAAATGGCTTAGTCTTGCGGTCGGAAGACTCTAACCACTTATCGAAGGTTGCCTTTGGCACAGCAGTAACCTTACCGAGTCCCTTCCAGCCTTTGGAGTAGTTGGCAAGATAAGCCTCTGTAGCAGCCTCCTCAGAAGGATAGCCATACATCACCTTATGCTCGTCAAACTCACCAGTCTCTGGGTTCACCTGGTCAACAACATAAACGTTACCATCAAAAGAATCAAGGTCAGCAGCATCATTGATGAACATATCAATATGGTCACCATCCACGCCAATCTTGCCCAAAATATAGCCATAAGTGTCGTGCATGGTCACGCTCCAAGGCTTGCCCTGCTCGTCCTTACCGCTACGTGTAGTGCCCTTCGGTGTCTCTACAGTAAAGTCATAGCCACCAAATGACAAATGTCCCTTCTTATAGTTACCTGCCTTCTTCTGAGCCTCAGAAGGGTTAGGCTCAGTCTCGGCAATGGCATTCTTTAAACGTTCTCCGAAGGATGCTTCTTGCGGTAGATGTGGAGTTCTATCAGCTGAGCCTTCGCCAGATGCCAAGCTGCTAATCTCTTGTCTCCCTTCGCCTGTGCTATTATGTAACGCTCCAGTCTCGGTCTCAGCAGATGCTTCTCTGCTACCACCTTCTTGGCGATTGCGATTTCCTTCATCAACTCCTCTCCGTGAAGAGTCGCTACCCAGGCTACTGCCTCCTCCATATCCTTCTTCATTGCTTCTGTCATCATAATCTGCTAATTCTGGTAAAATTGATTTGACATATTGTTTGTACTCTCGTTCACGATTCTCAATCTCCATCATGCGGTCATATTCCATACCAGCAATATGGTTAAGTTCGTTTTCTGACGGCAAAGGTACAGAATTATCTTCAAGATAAGCATAATAATCTGGATTTTCTGCCTGTCTTTCGATAATTTCACGCTCTTTCTGTGCCTCATAATACTCTTCCTCGCTTGAAAGTTCCTCCTCAGCAGCAGCGATACGGTTCATAAGTACCACGTTACGCATATCCTTCACGTTGTCGTAGGACTTGAACATATCCAGCAAGGTGTTTCTCACATCTTGGTCAGAATATCCCATATCCTGCAAGTTTACAGGAAGGTCATTGAATACTCTCACGGCAAATTCATTAACCGACATACCGGTTCCTTTCTTGGCAATAAGATAATTGAACTTATTAGAATCATACCGCTTGCCAATACCAAACTTGAAATTACTCTTGCCCAACTCATATTGAAGAGATTCCGGATTCAAGCTATGTGGACTCAAAGATTCAGATACAGCCTCTTCCAAAGTCTGAGGCGTTAAGTCCATAACATCAACAGAGGCATCCTTGTATATCTCTTTGATTACTCCAAGGTCATTTTTCTTCAACGCATCAGCCACAAGAACCTTGCGCTGCTCAGAAGGAGTCAATTCTTCCATCGCCTTGGCTCTCTCCTCCTTATTCTCTGCACGATATAGAGTATTGAGCAACTTATCCTGTGCCTTCAAATCCTTTGCCGATGCAGATAGATTAGCCTGTCTAGCCTCTAACTGTGCCTTGGTAGTGTTCAATTCCTTCAACTGGTCAACCGAATAATCAATGTCATCATTCATATATTGCTCCAGGGCTTCATTGATACCATCTATCTGTGGCTGCACCTCGTCATTCTGAATATGATAGATGCGCTTGCGCTCAGAGGCAATATAATTGCTAGCCTCATCCATGGTTGGATATTGCTTCTTCAATTCTTTATTGTCTAGCACAGCCACCTCACGCTCATCAGCAGATGTAATTGCGTTCTCGTCCACACCTGCCTTCTCGATTTCAGCCTTGCGCTCATTCTTCAAGGTTCTAGCCTCCTCTGGAGTCATAACCTCCTTGCGGATAGCATTCCAGTTCTTATAACGAGTTTCAAGGTCGGCAATCTGCTCATTAACAAGTGCCAAGTCGTTCTCCACCTTCTGAGCCTTCTCTGGGTCCAAGTCGGCATTGAGAGATAGCCAGTCCTCATATTCAGATGCAGCCTTTCTCTTGTTATCCAACTGTTCCTTGATGTCAGAACGGCTACCACTGATAAGGTTCATCAGTTTACCATGGTCATTGCCAAATTGCTCCTGTAGATACTCAGCTGCCACCTTTGGCTCTGTGTCCTTAGACGAATAATCTGGCTGTCCCATGCCCAAGCCAACGATACCTTCATTATATCGTTGCTTCTTGTCTGCCTCAGCCTTGGCTGCATCATCGTTGGCACGCTGTACATCCTCGGCATCCAGCTCTGCACCAATAGAGGAATCGAGTGCGTTCTGTCGCCAAGAGTTAAACTCGTCCTTGGTCAGGGCGATATTGTCCTTGCCATCAGAAAGCACAATCTTGCCATCCTCGCTATATCCGGCAAAGGTCATTTGCATTGGTTCTTCACCTGCTTCCATGGCAACCTGCACGGTGTCGCTAGGCTTCAAGCCACTGCCATCATATTGGGCAAAGAAATGCTGTTGTCTAGCATTCTTCTGCTCCGTCACCTTCTGATTGATGTAATCATCAAGAGGAATAGGAGTGCCCACTTCCTTGATGTCGGCACTAGATACCTGCTTAATCGTAGGCTGTCCCTGCTCATCAGGCACTACCACGAAACCACCACCATATTCATTGGCTTTCTTCAAGAATACCTGCTGACCAGTAGTAAGGGTAGCTGGCACGATATTTCCGTCTTCCGTCTGATAAGTCCAAAGAAGCTCCTTCAAGGCATCACCATAGCCATCATCAGCATGTTGCAGAGCATCATAAACGCCCTTCTTGGCATCCTGAGCCTCCACATACTTACGCACGGCATCCTGTTGTGCTGTAGTCATTGAGTTGGCACGCTGAGCCACAAACTGCTCCATGTCCTTGCCATCCTCATACGCCTTCACCACAACATTCATCTGTGCCTCATCATCACCAAAGGCACGCTTCAATCTAGCCTTCGACACATCATCGTTATGGTCAATCGCTTTCAAGCCCTCAGCATCCCCATTCTGGTAGGCATTCTGTCCCATCACATAGGCATTAGACTTACTTTCATTGGAAGCGGTATTAGCATCAGAAGGGCTGGCACCGGTCTCCATCAAAGGTGCACCCTCCGCATTTGTAGGCGTTTCACCCCCAACAGGAGGCGTTGGCGGTTCTGTTGGTGGAACATCAGAAGAAACAGAAGCATCTACAGGCTTTTCAGCTGTAGCCTCAGCATTCTCAGCCGAAGCACCACCTTCTTGTGTGGCACCAGGCAGTTCACGCTGTCCCTCAATCAAGTTTTGATTCATCTGCTCCTTTGCATCGTTCATTTCTCGTTTCAGCACGATGTCGTTATAGAGCTGCTTCTGGTATTCCTCCACAAGTTTCTGTTGTTCGGCTGTGCGAGACTTGCCATCACCTTCTAGAGCCTTGCGAAGCGTACCATGCTCCACACCTTGCGAATCCTCGAAGGTGCGCACATACTCCTTCATGATAGGGCTATTCTCGAAAGCACTATCATAGAAGTGGCGATAACTGTTCACCATCTGCTGCTCCTGCTCGGTCAGTTCCATGCCTTTCTGCTGTTTCTGCATGATGTCACCGATGGCACTGGCATTCTGATGAAGATAGATTGCAGCCTTATCCTCATCACTCAGTTGCTCACCTGCGGCATACTTATCTCTCGCTTGCTCATAAACAGTGTTCAGTCTATCCTGCAAGGCATCGGTATGGTAAGCCTTTTCATACTCAGAAGTGATATTCAGCGATTTCTCGAAGTCTAGCTTCTTCTCTGCCTTCTGAGCCTCTTCAAGCGAAGAATACTCTTTGCGGTCGATGATGCCACCATCCTTATTCAAGGTTTCGAGATATACTTTGCCATCATTATCCATTGGCTGCACGATGATAGAGTCGATAACTGGCGAGAAGGAAGAAGGGCGTTTTCCTTCCACCACAGCCATCATCTTTGCCTTCAATACCTCTGGCACGCTCTTATCGTTCATCAGGTTCATGTACTTATCAGTGAGTTGCCCCATCATCTGCACACCTTCACCATCTGCACGATAACCATTGATGCCCAACTTCTCGAAGGCATCACGCAAATCATCATAGCCGAATCTCTTCAACTCGGCAATATCTTGGTCGTTGAAGTCAAACTTGCGGTTAAACTCCTTGGCATCCTTGAATCGGGCATACTTGCCCACCATACCAGGCAAACCGATGGAAGTAAGGTTAGCCATGCTCTCCAAGAAACTCTCAGCTGCATCCTTGCCTGTAGGCTTGAAAGATGGATCCTGTGCCATACGCTCCAACATCTGCTGACCTGTCATAATGCTAGAGTCCACCACCTTGCCACCTACATCCACAAGGATATTGGTAGCCAAGCCTCTACCCTTGCCTACCATATTGGCGATTGTACCACCTTGCATAATGGCACCTACGGCACTTTGCTTAGCCACCTCTCCCAAAGTATTGGCAAGAATCTTGCCCACTGAAGGATTGTAAACCTTGCCATTCTCATCTAACTGGCCAGTACGATAAATTTCATCAATAGGCTTGGAGATAGCCGACTGTCCACCGAAGGTTACTGCACCATGAGCAGCACCTGTCTTCAACGCCATTCCCTTACTCTTACCAATGAGAACCTTGGCTGCACGCTCTGCCATCTTGGCTTCCATGCCCTTAGCCATCAAGTCGCTAGCCAGTCTCCCTTCTGCCTTGGCAAGCATACTCTTTGTTACCTTGCCACCTGCGGCACCAGGAAGCCAATAACTCCAAGCATCCCCTGCAAAGGTCAACGCTCCACTGCCTACTCGCTCCCAGAAGCCAGGCTGATATTGTTGATTGGCAATATCCTCCAACCAGTTCTGATAATCGGTCTGTACCAACTTTCGTGTTATCTTGCCCACTATGGTATTGCCCAATCCAGTATTCATTATATACTCCGCACTACCCTTTGGTATCATATTCTTCACCTCCAACTGATTGAGCTGAGCCTTCAACACTTCATCAATCATCGGCTTAAACTGCTTAGGGTTTCCGCTCAGAGTTCCATTCATGCCATATCGCTGCATCACCTTGAAGGCTGCATTGCTCATATCGTTCAGAAACTGAGGATTCTTGTAAAGACCATTAAACTTCTTCTGCAATGCACTGAGAGTTTTCTGAGGGTCTTTGGCTTGATTAGCCTCATACTGAGAAGCGATGGCAGTACCAAGGCGAAGACTGGCTGGAATGTTCTGACTTCCTTCCATACCTTTGTTGAATGCCTTGCTACCTTCTTCCTGAGCCTTGTTATACTCTTCCACTACAGATGGATTCACATACTTACTGATAACACTAGAAAGAGCCTCATCAATATCCTGGTTCATCAACTGGTTCTGAATAACCTCATCATTTGAATAGAGACGAGTGGCGAGGTCTTCCGCTGTTTTGCGGTAGTTCTCTCCATACTTCTTCACAAGACTTTCTACTATAGCTGGCTTCACCATACCATTGATAAACTGGTCATAGCCATGCGTCTGGGTGATATACTGTCCAGTCTCATCCAAGGCAACACTGTTCATGATACCATACTGAGAAGCCATCTTCTTCAAGTTGTCCTGCACAGCATGAGAATGCCAGCCATTCATTACAGCTTCGTCCACACCTTCTACAGTATCTCCCAACTTTGATACAAACTCATCAGTAGTTCGCTGAGCGAGGCGATTTGCTGCACGGTTCATGGCTCCCATAGCCATACTTTGTGCCTCCTCTTGATTCTGAGCTTGTCCGCTAGCCATCAAGTCATACATAGTTTCAGACAAAGCATCGCCCTTGCCTACATATTTATTATAGATAGCATCCACCTGCTGGACTGGAGCTGCACCTGTAATTGCATCAACATCCTTCACAGTAGGCTTAGGTTGCTCGGTAGCTGGTGCATTCTCTTGATTAGAATGCTGTACCTGCTGATTATTGTCTTGTGGCTGCTGCATATTATCACCAAGAAGCATATTGGTAATCATGCCACCCATTTTCTGCTCCCTACCGATATTACCTGCATCCACCTTCGGCATCATGCCGAGTGCTTGCGAAATCAAGCTAGGCTTCTTTAGCTCGCCTCGCTGATACTCATCATTCAGCTGTGCCAAGTCCTTGAAGTTGCCCGGCTTGTTGTCAGGAGAGTTGAAAGCATCAAGTACCTCCTGAGGATATTGAGACTGTTCTGTTCCCTGAGAAGATGAAGAAGGAGAAGGCTTCTTGCCTACCTCGTTGATAGGGGTAGCGTTTCCACTGGTATCATACCAAATGTAACCTTGCTTACGATATTCTCCCACATCCTCGATAGGCACATCCACCTTCTGCTTCTTATCGTCAAACATGGTGATATAGCCACCCTCGAAGTCCTTGGCGAAGTTATCCATGCCTCGCTGCTGAACAACCTCGTCTGGGATGTCATACTCGTTGTTGTCCTTATCCCATACGTGATAAGTCAACTTAGATTTGTTGTCTTTGTCTGCCATATATTATGTTATTTTCTTTGATACTTAGAATAATCTACCTTTGTGCTCGAAGTCCCCTTCGTTGGTCTTCCACCATAAGGGCGAACGGTTCGCTTCTTGCCTTCCTTAGCCATCTTAGCCCTAGCATAAGCGGATGCCTGTTGGCGATTGTACTTGTTAGCCCAAGTTCCACCTCTTCCATCAGTATTGCCACCGACATTCATACCATTGTGTTTAGCCCATTCATTCACATGCTTCTTGAAAACAGGGTCGTTCACATAGTTGGTATTGAAATCGTCCGCTTCCTTATCGGCTTGGTTGCCTCGGTTTGCCTTCTCGGCCTCAGCGTTAATCTTCCTTACTTGTGCTTTCTTCACAGTCACACCTGCGTTATGGTCGGCTGCTCCTGCATTGGCGTTGTTTGCTTGGGCGGTAAGCAAGTTACTCTTCTTTCCTCTCAGTTCGTCTTCCGTCTTGGTCTTGGCGGTAGAAAGACCAGCTGCTGCATTAGAAGCTGCTTGCCTAGCCTGTTCGGTCTTCACCTTTTCAGGTGTCAAAGCATCCTCCTGTGCCTTCTGCGAACCACGATAAGCAGCAAGGGCATCATTAGCCTTGGCTGCTGCCTCTGCTTGCATCTGAGCTTGCTTATTGGCTCTATCCTTCCAGATATTCGCCATCATCTGGTCATATCCTTTCTGACGAAGGGCATCAGTGCCTTTCCTCAGCTTTCGTTGGCGTTCCGTCAATGCCTGGGCTGATTCTACCTTCTGCTCAGGAGCACCGATAGCTGTGCCGAAGAAGTTGCCGATATGTTGGAAGAGGTTGCCTAACTGTTCCCATTTGGCTTGCCTCTCGGCTTTCTTCTGCAAAGCAGCATTGGCTGCTACAGTCTTATCCACATCACCAAGAGATTGAAGCCATGGCATAAAAGAAGCCCAATCGCCATTGCCATTCTTCTCGAAGTCCCTCATGATGTCATAAGGCTTCATCTGCTGCAAGAGAGGATTCTGCTCTATATCTGCATAAGGTTTGCTCCAATCAATCGAAATACCTTGGTTTGGAGTTACCTCGGTTACTTCCTCGGTTGGTTGCTGAGTGAAGGATGGCTGATTACCAACCACCAATCCATTTGTATCTATTGGAGCTGTTGCAGTTGTAGAAGTAGCTTGTGCTGCTGCACTATCCCCACTTGGCTGTGTCGGTGTCTGCACTGAAGAAGTAACAGGCTCAGATGGTGCTGACTGCCCATCATCATTGGATGGAAAATCGGTTATAGGTGTCACAGCCGTAGCTGGACGCTTTGGAATTAAATCGTCACTCATAAATCCCATATCTACCTCCTTTCCTTACCACGGCAAACTACTTGCAGCACTAGCCAAACCACTAGCTGCACCTTGAATGGCTTGCGCCTGAGCCAAATCCTTTTCCTTCTTGGCGGTAGCAATGTAGTTGGTCATTTGGTCTATCTGAGAATCTGCGGTGTTCCATACATTCTCTTTCTGTTGGACACCTTGCACAGCAGCTTGTTGCATCATGTTGCCCACTTGCTCATTGGCTGCTTGTTTACTCAGAGCCACAGATTCATCACTACCACCACTCACGATGTTGGTATTCTTGGCTTTCTGCGTGGCATTATCCAGCACCTTCTGGGCGTTGGTCACTGCCACCTGGTTCTCGGCTGTCTGTGTCGGGTCCTGATAATAAAGATTATCACGGTGGTCCTTCACCTGCTGCATACGATTCTCAAAGGTCTTGATGTATTCGTTGTATGCAGCATTTTGTTTTTTGGCTGCTAGAGCACCACCTACAGCTGAGGTAACGCCACCAGCAATACTTCCTATAAGTCCCATAAAATTCGAATTTAATGTTTAAACAGTGCTAAAGTAATGCGTTTTTCTCGCCTATCTGTGATAAGTTGCGCAACTTGAACAACAAGTTTCGTTATTTTTCACTATATTTGCACCCGAAAACTATCAGTAATCATTTAAATTCTTAGAATATGGCAACAAAAAAAGATAATAACAATGAGCCGAAACCAAAGCGAAAGAAGACTGGTGGACGCAAGGCTGGCACGGCAAACAAGATAACGAAAACGGTACGTGAAAGCCTTAGCGATGCCATCACTGGCTATTTCAACGGCATCAATGAAAAAGGCTACTCTCTCGCCAATGACCTCATGCAGATAGAAGAACCTGCCGGACGCTTGGCTATAGTAGCAAAGTTCCTCCCATACGTTGCTCCAAAGCTTCAATCCATATCATTCAACAATGATGAGCATCGAAGCCTGTCCGTGGAAGAGTCCTTCATGGAGCTGGAAGAGAAATTTGAGAAACAGGAGACCACCATCAACATCAAGAATCTTAAGATTGTTAATAATGGCTAAATACGAAAAATGGGTAGCCCTCTCTAAAATTTCTGCTACTTTAGAGAAGACTACCCTATGGTATGAAATTGACTAAATCCGTCAAATATTAAGTTTTATTGGCACAATTTTAAGATATATTAGCTACTTTTTATCCCTCATGCGCTCAAAATACTTCGTCTGGTCTTTAGTGATATTCTTCACCTTAATCTGTATAGTACAGTTCTTAGGCACTGTATCATTGATATTATCCATCAGTTGCTGGATAATATCATCCGTGTTCAGGTAGCCCATGCCTTCCACATGAGCCACCACCTCGCCCATATAGAAGGCATCGGCACTGAGTTCAAAGGTTTCCTCCACCTTTTCAAAAACAGGCGCATGATACTCCTGTATTCGTCTGCTTGGGTCATTGGTAAAGAAAATCTTCTCCACCACCTTCTCATTCAGTTCCCAGGCTCTAGAGAAATCAGGCTTCACATATCCCATTGTAATCTTATGAGTACTGATGTGATTCATCGCAAAACCTATCTCTTCATAATTGGCACCAATATCATTTTGAGCTATGGTAGCCCAAGTATGGCGAAAAGTATAAGGTGTTATCTTCAATTCACTATCCTTCAATGTATTCACACAGAATTTCTTTAGGAATATGCACAAATTACCATCCATCGACCTGCTACACCCATAGCTTTTGTGAAAATTAAACAGATAAGGGTCTTCTTTATCTGAGAAATACTTCATCATGGTAGGTATGAGCATATCTGGTACTTTCATTTCTATATAAGCTTCATCAGCTCTAACCGTTCGTGTCTTCTGTCGCTTGTAATGCAAAATACCATCGTAATAGTCAACCTTCTTCATTTCATACAGGTCAGCCACATTGATTCCGGCAAGACACAATACCATCTTGCACACATCCACAGCCAAACATTCTGTCTTAGAAGAAGGAATTACTGAAAAAATCCTTCTGCAATCTTCCATCAAGATAGCACGCTTTTTAGGAATAGCATGCTTATGATACTCTACTTTAGTCCAAGGATTCACTTTTATCCTTACGATGTCGTTATCATAATCATTATATTTAGCCACACCTGCCTTGAACATCTTTTTTAGGAACTGAGGATAGTAAGATTTCTTTGCCTTGGAATCCTTCATACTATCTATCCATCCTTGCACTAGTTTGGTGTTCAATTCACTAAACATTACTTTCTCTGAACCACAATATTTTTCTATACTATTCAGGGTATTGCGATAATTTACAAGAGACTGAGGTTTCAATGTTTCAGACAACTCATCAATATATTCTCTTGCAAAGTCTGAGAAACACACATCTGCATCGTTCTGTTCTAGATAGTCCCTAACCTGTTCAGCACTCCAAGAACGGATGTCTAGCTTATTAAGCTTGAACATCCATTCTTCAATAATTTGGTTCAGTGGATTTAGCACAAAAGAATCCTTCACATCATGAGAACCCTTCACGATGCCTTTCTGTCCCACCATCTTGTTCGTCTTAATATAAAGCGACCTACGATTATGAGTCATTCGAATATACACTTGGTAAAAACCATCTGACCTCTGATGCTGAACAACAATTTTAAATGTAGCCATAGTTATTTTATTTTCAAAGCTATTTCAAAACAAACGCTCTCATTTGTCACGTTAAACGTGTCAAACGTTTCTAAAACACTATACTTCTGACTATCTAGAAATCAGCTATTTACACTAACTCCTCAAATATCAGATAATTACGAAAATATGATTTCTAATTTCCAAACCAAATTCATTTATTATTAACTTTACTAAAGTTTAAACACGTGCTCGTAAGGCAAATCCATGTGCTTGCCGATGCTGGTTACGATGACGCCAGCCCCCTGCTCCTTCG